GATAACGCTTGATGCCTTCCTCGCTTGCTGCCTGTTCGGGCAGAATTCTTATCTGGTATTCTTGAATCATAGCTTAATTTTCGTATCTCATTAATTAGCAATTCATTATAAACAATTACAAAAATCGTCCGACAACAAAATAGTCTTGTTTTGATGTACTAGAAGTAGATATTTTAATCAAAAAGAGCTTTTTTGAATGCCAAGTTTGCTTTCCCTCAGTTGACATTCATTTTCGCGCTTTATAAGTTCAAGCTCTTTCAAGTTAAGCTTTCTCTCCTTCTCATTCAACTCGTTCTCCTTCTTCCCGAGTTCATCCAGCTTGTCGAATATCTTTTGTTGAAGTTCCACGATGCTATCTAAGGAACCGGCAAACTTGGTTACCCGTTCCGTTTCAGAAGGAATTTCGTCTTTCAGGACATCACCCTCACCCGTATACAGATATTCCAGGTTTAGCCTAGGAAAAGCTTTAACCATAGGGTCAGCGATGGCTGGCCTAAATTTCTTGGTTCTACCACTTTGCAAATTATAAACCACGGTATATGGTAGACCGATTGCTTTTGCAAAGCCAGGTCCATTCATGCCAACCGCTTCCAACACGTTAGCGATTATCTCACGCACGTTATACATTTTATTTTCATCGTTCATAATTCTATATATAATAATGTGAAACATGTCCTAATCACCTCCCGATGTCAGGTTTTACAACTTTTTTATCAAAAATACAAAATTTTTTGCCCAAAAACTTGCATATTTGATAACTTTTTCTTATCTTTGCAGTGTCAAATAACAATAACAACAACAAAAATACAAAAATATTCGTTCTTATGCAAATTTTTTATGTACCTAAAAGTAACAAAATGACAATTTAGGTAAGAATATTACAAGTAAGCCCCCTTCATGGGGGCAAGGTTTAACAAAAAATATATAATAGAAAAATGGAAGAGCTTATCAAGAAACCAATTACAGCGGAACTCCGAGACCTGAGGATCGGAGACCGCAAGACATTCCCTATGGAACGCTACAGTTCTATCACTACGGTCATTAGCCGTCTGAAACGAGAATTAATGCGCGAAAAGTGGAATGTCAAAAAGATAGTTAACAAGAAGGATTGTAGTATCACTATTCTTCGGATCAGCTAAAGCTATCGAGTTAAGTATGGCAGAATATAAAGTCGCAGAACTTTACTGCCATGGGTTAATAGACAAAGAGGTAGCCGACAGATTGGGCAAGCCGGTATGGACTATCAGAACTCACAAGAAGCACATATACAAGAAGTTAGGAATATCCTCACAGCAAGAGCTGGTTCTTTATATGGTTGCAAGATTTGTAGGTTCAGTATTTGATATAACGAGTATACGCAAGTTTGGACTAAAAGCTATCTTAAAATAAGAAAAGGATGGAAGATTTAAAACTAGCTATCATGGCTCAGAAATATCTTCAGATTCTGACACAAATGGATGGGATAACCCTTTCATGGAAAATCGCCCAGAAGGTCGTTGGAGGCAAAAAGAGACTTGAACGGCTGATGATGGAAGAAAAGGTCAGATACGACAAGCCGGCAGGAGCACCAAACACAAAATGGCAGTTCAATGCTAGTGATATTTTTGAGAATGTGAAACCAAACCCTCGAAAGGTTAAATTAGCTTAAAACGGAAAAAGCAACAAGCTAGAACCGCCAAAAAGCTATCTCTTACGAGACTTAAGAGCGATTTTATTCGCCCAAAAAGATTGCAAATAATATTTTTCAAATTGACAATTAAATTACAAGATTATGAGCATGTTTAAAAAGCCTTCGGAGTTGGCTTATAACTCCACAATTAAAGCATTAGTGTATGGTCAGCCAGGACTTGGCAAGTCCACATTGGCGTTGAGTACTCCTGATCCAGTACTCTTTGACTTCGATGGTGGCATTCAACGAGTAAATGGAGCCTTCCAATGTCCTACCCTTCAAGTTCAGAATTGGACTGAGGTATTACAAGCATTGCAAGAACTAGAGAAAGAACCAAATGATTTTAAGACAATCGTCATTGATACAGCCGGAAAAATGCTTGATTACATGAGCACATACATCATTCAGCAAGACAATCGTCTTGGCAAGCGTGATGGCTCTTTAACCTTGCAAGGATTCGGAGCAAGAAAGATTATGTTCATCAACTTCTTGAAGCGAGTTTCGATGATGGGTAAACATGTGATTTTCGTAGCCCATGAGCGTGAAGAGAAGGATGGAGACATTCGTATCGTTCGCCCTGAGATTGGCGGTTCTTCTGCAGGTGACCTCATTAAAGAGCTGGATTTGGTCGGTTATATGCAAGCTATAGGCAACAAGAGAACTATTTCTTGGACACCACAAGAAAAATTCTATGCAAAGAATACCTGTAACTTACCTCCTATGCAAGAGATTCCGGTAATCATTGATGAACAAGGCAAGATCATCGGCCATAATGATTTCATGTCGAATATCTTTGAGAATTACGACAACTACTTGAAGCAAGAGTCAAACACTCGCAAAGAATATGATGAGCTGATTTCAGAGATAGAAGGTGAAGTTGCTTGCATCAGCGATGCAGAACAGGCAAACTCCTACGTTTTGTCAATGAAGGACAAAAAACAGATTTGGGATTCCAACGCTCATGCTAAGTCTCTCATCACAGACAGATGTAAGGAGTTAGGCTTGAAGTTCAACAAAACGACCAAGAAGTATGAAGCAGCCTAGTTATTTCTTCTCCCCTACTCTGCTAGACCAATATTACTCGCTTTGCAATAGCGACACAATATGGGAGAAATATTACGGCCATAGTGAAACCCCTCAGTTCACGACTGAGGAGTTTCACGAAACAAAATATCAAGAATTGATAGACAGCATCAATAACGTCAAGACTCCAACTACGGAAGCTCAGGCAAAGGGTACATGCCTGAACGAGATTGTAGACTGCATCATCAAGAAGAAGTCAGCTCCTAGTGGTGGTGTATTCATCAAGACCATTCGCAGCATGGAAGACTTCTTAGAGATTGCGTTGGCGAAAGTCAAGCCAAAAACAGAAGAGGAACAAAAGAAAATCATCCAACAATCACAAGAGTTACTGGCGAAAATCGGTAAAGCATTCATTTATGCAAGCCTTGAAGATTTCGAGTTCTTCTTTGATGTCGATTTTTGCAAGTCAATAGCTAAGTACTTCGATGGTTGCATCTGCCAGTTCTATACTGCAGCAAACTTGGAAACATCGAAAGGTGTGGTAGAACTTCATGGTTACTTGGATTATTTCCGAATGAAGTCAATTATGGACCTGAAGACTTGCAAGAACTACACATTTGGTGACTATGCGCATTATAATCAGCGGTTTGCGTACCCTTACTGCATGATTACGTCCGGCATGATGACAGAAGTACAAGACGTAGAATTTACGGCTTACAGACTAACAGGAGGAAACTCTCGCAATCTTCTTATAAGCGGAGTTCAAAACAGAGAAGTCTACACGTTTGACATGAAGCAGAGCGTAGAAATCCTTACTGAGAACTGCGAAAGTTTTATAGACTTCATCAATAACAACATTGAGAATATAGACAGAAATACAACAAGAATTTTTGGAGAAAACAGATAAAGATTATGAGTAACGTTAAATTAATAGGTTCCGTGAACCTCGCCAAGTTGAAGAACGTAGGCATCATGGGAATCACCGGAAAGAGCGGTGAGAAAAAGAAATGCGTTGTTATCCCAATTGAGGATAATGATATTTTCGTTAAGGTGTCAACAAAGACTCGTACGGACGGACAGCAGTACGAGTCTCGCATCTTCGGGTTGGGTGTTGAAGTCTACGAAAAAATGAACGTAGACCAATACGGCAACAGTCATTATCTGAAACGTGCGGTCAGCAAGGAGTATGTCAACAGCCATAGTCCGGAAGAAGTAGAGGCCATGAACAAGACATATCTTGGCGACTTAAAGCCGGTGGAGATTCCTTCCAGCAATCAGGCTACTACAATTCAGCCTGACGCAGCGACAACTGCAGCACAGGACGACGACCTTCCTTTTTAATACATATTTTAATATATATGGTGGAGAAAATTGAGCTCAGAAAATCTTCTTGGGGGATGAAGACAGACAAGTCCCTCAAGGAGGTTGTCGCTGACTTACCGATAGGAACATATAATATATATGTAACTGAGGTTGGCTACATCACCACGTCTTCACAAAGAAAGCTGTTTTGGATGTGGATGACCCAACTTGAATATTGGTCAGGGCAATCTAGGATAGACTGGCATGACCATTACGTCAACAAGTTCATTCCACCATACAAGCATGGAATTAGCGACATCAGCACAAGGGCTATGACACACTTTATGCGTCAAGTCCAAGCGGACGCGACTGCAGAGTATGGTGTAATCCTTCCTCTGCCAGAAGATAGGGGTTACAACGAGTTCGTTTTAGAGTTTAAGAATTTATGAGGCAAGCGGTCATTTATCCTAGTACGCAAGCACACCTTATTATTAAAGGTGGAAAAGAAAAGTGTCGGTCGTTATCAACCGAGCACATCGTTAGTATAGGAAAGCGTGGTGACAAAGCCGCCATTTTGCAAATATTTGAGAATATGTGTAAAGAAGAAGAAATAGCATCACAAGCTATCGGAAACATCCGAAAGAGACAACTAGATGAGATTAGGAAACGTATGCCGGAGAACAAGCAAGGCTATGAGTTTAAAATAAATGGCCACACCTTTGTTGCTTTCATACGTAGACTGACACCATCTGAATGTGCGGAGTTGCAGACAATTCCACACGACTATGAGTTTGTTTCTTCCGAGACACAGCAGTACCATGGTATTGGTAATGGTTGGAACATAGAAACTATCAAGCACATCTTTCAATTTATCCCAGAAGAGATAAAGAAAGACATGAAAGTTCTTTCGTTGTTTGATGGCATATCCGGCGGCCAGATGGCCACTCAATGGAATTGGCGCCAAAGTGTCTACCTATCTTGCATCAGAGATAGACAAACACGCTATCGCAAACACAATGCACAATTTTCCGAATACTATTCAACTAGGTAGTGTTACAGAGTTAAATGTGGACGAAATGGTACAACAATATGGTATTCCGAACATTCTTATCGGTGGCTCACCATGCCAGGGCTTTTCCATGAGCGGCAAGCTGAAAGGCGCATCAACAAGTCATGGAGAGGAGATTTACACTCTTGACCGGTATTTGGAACTAAAAGCACGAGGCTTTGAGTTTGACGGACAGTCGTATCTATTTTGGGAGTATATGCGTGTCCTAACGGAATTACGCAAGTACAACCCAAACATACTCTTCTTCCTCGAAAACGTAGAAATGCTAGACAAATGGGAGCGTTGTCTGTCTCACGCTATCGGTGTTCGCGGTGTTCATATCAATTCAGCTTTGGTATCAGCCCAGCAACGCAAGCGTATCTACTGGACGAACATCAGAGTAAAAGACACCGGCAAGACGAACTTGTTTGATTTTGACGACGATCCTTTTGAACCACCAACCAAGAAGTCGGATATTCCCCAACCTAAAGACAGAGGTATCGTCATTGACGATATTCTTCAAGACGAAGTTGGAGAAAAATACTATCTGAAAGATTATATTGTCGGCAAACTCCTTGATAGGACAGAGAAAGCCAAGCTCAAAGACTACATCGGGAAAACACAAATGACTCTCGACGAATTGAGTGAAGAAATTCACCGGCTTGAGCCTCAACTATCAAAAGAAGAAATCGATGAGATAGCAAAGAATAGTCTTAAACAAGAAGTTGAACGATTAAAGGGTATTTATGATGATACATAAGGAGTTAGTAGGTGTTGCATATAAAGAAAGCATGAGTAATCTCGGTTCGAAATGCCCTTGTTTGGTATCAGGACTATCACATCTACAATCTCAACATCAGAGATACCCTCATGTAATGGTAATATATGAAAAAGAACAAGAAACAATTTTGCCCTAAGAAATGGTTCTAGCGGAATCGCACGAAAGAGGGTGTGACGAAAGCGCTATGGAGTATAAAATGACAGCAGAACATCAATTAGACCTCATATCTAGACAGATTAGGGGGGCAAAGATAAAGCCATCTGTATTTGCGCTACTATAGCAAAAGGAGGTGGCAATAATTCAGTAACTTATATTGTAGAACTTTATAATACAGATTAAAAATGAGAGCAAGATCAGGAATATGGTACGCTACCAAGGTGCGTTACCAAAAGACAATGGAAGATGGTTGTGAGAAAGTCGTAACAGAGCAGTATTTGATTGACGCATTGAGCTTTACAGAAGCCGAGAATGCTATCATAGAAGAAATGTCTGTTTACGTAAGTGGCGAACTGAAGGTAAGCAACCTTGGTCAAGCCAATTTTAAGGAAGTCTTCTTCAGTGATGTAGATGATGACGACAAGTGGTATAAGGCTAAACTCCAGTTCATTACCATTGACGAAAAGACAGAACGTGAGAAGCGCAGCAACGTGAATTACCTTGTTCAGGCTAAGTCTCTCGCCCGTGCGCTTCGTTATATTGATGAGGTGATGGGCAAGACCATGATAGATTATGATGTAGTTGGTTTGAATGAAACCAAACTCTATGATGTCTTCGAACATCATGCACCTTCCGACAAAAACGAAGAGAAGAATGATGACAAAGAAGAAGCCAAGTAAACAGAAATGTGGTTTTAGTACTTCTACTTAACTCTAATTAGTATTGCAGTAGTGCTTGTATTAGCATTATTTGCAATACTGCTTTACTATTCAAGAAACGATAGATATGAATGAAATCATTATCATAATCGGATATTTGATATTGGCATTGATAGCATTTAGTGTTGTAGCGTCTATCTTTATGATAGTGTTAATCATCGTATATCGCAAAGATATGCCACCATATCCATATAAAAAAGATAAAATATGAACGAAATCATTATCTATGGAGTAATCGGTATGCTAGCTTGTATCATGTTACTCCTACTTTTCTGTGTTGCCGTGGTAATCATAAAAGTTATCGCTAATGGTATTGATATAGAAGAGGAAACAAAAATGAAGTAATATGAAATATGAACTAAGACCATACCAGAAAGAAGCATCAGACGCGGCAGTAAGGTTCTTTCAATCCAAAGAAAAGAAGAACTCCATTATCGTGGTTCCAACCGGTGGAGGAAAGAGCATCATTCTTGCAGACATTGCCCGACAGCTTGATGGAAACGTATTGGTTCTCCAACCATCAAAAGAGATACTAGAGCAAAATTTCTCCAAGCTACTAAGTTATGGAGTGACCGACTGCGCCATTTACTCTGCAAGTCTCAAGAGCAAAGACATCGACAGAATAACGTTTGCAACTATCGGTAGTATCATCAATCACAAGGAAGAGTTCAATAAATTCAAGGCGATCATCGTAGATGAATGCCATGTTATCAACGCTACTGGTGGTATGTACAAGGACTTTCTGACACATGTAAAACGTAAGGTGTTGGGATTCACGGCTACCCCCTACCGTCTCTACACGCAGCAAGGCATCATGGCAAAAGGAAACTTCTTGCCAAACGGCTCGTACAAGGAAAGTGATTACTTCAAAAACGACTATGAGCCAAAGCCGGGAGTTATTCTTACCAATAAGTGTATTGAAAAGTTCCTTACCCGTACAAGACCGAGAATGTTCAACGATGTCATCTACCAAGTAAGCATACAAGAGTTACTCTCAAACGGATTCTTAGCTCGCCTAACATACTTTTCGCAGCTAAAGCTAGTAGATACTAGCAGAGTGAAAATAAACAGCACAGGGCGAGATTATGACGAGCAATCGTTGAGTGATGAGTTTAAGCGATGTAACCTCACCGAGAGATTGGCTGAAATAGTAAATCGTTTGCTTCATCCCAAGACCGGCATACCCCGCAAGGGTATTTTGGTATTCACAAAGTTTGTAGAAGAGAGTATTTCCTTATGCAAGGCTATCCCAAATAGTGCTTATCTCACAGGCGAGACAAAGAAGAAAGACAGAGAGAAAATCATCGGGGATTTCAAGAGTGGAAAAATCAAAGTATTGGCAAACGTCGGTATCTTGACAACCGGATTTGATTATCCCGAACTTGATACAATAGTCTTGGCCCGTCCTACAATGTCTTTATCTCTGTTCTATCAAATGGTCGGTCGAATTATTCGCCCATATCCAGGTAAACAAGGTTGGGTCGTAGACCTCTGCGGAAACGTAGAGAGATTTGGTGAAGTTGAGAACTTTCATCTTGTCGAAAACAAGCCAGGGGAATATGCCTACATGGGGTACGTGCAAGGTCAATGGAAGTACTTGACAAATGCATATTATTAATTAAAGTTTCATTTTAACGAATATGGTTAACAAGTCATATAACAAGCAGTTACTTTCTGCTATCGTAAAAGGCGAAAAGTTTATCAAGGAACCATTAACAAGAACGGTTACACAAACAGAATCGGAGATACAGCAATCCTGTTTCCGGTGGTTCAAGTTGCAGTACCCGAAACTCGCCGAGGAAGGTATGCTTTTTCATATAGCCAATGAAGGCATCAGAGTTGGAAGACAAGGAGGTAGAGCGAAGCGTGAGGGTATCGTGAGGGGTGTTGCCGACATCTGCTTGGCGATACCAAATCATGGATATGGTGCACTCTACATCGAAATGAAACGTCCAAAGACTTTCGACCACCAAGCGACTTACCAAACACCTGAGCAAAAAGCATGGCAAGCAGCGTGTGAGAAATACGGGAACAAGTACGTAGTGTGTCGTAGTGTAGAGGAATTCAAGGCGATCATCACCCGATACCTCAGTAAGTAAATTTATGAGCCATGAAGCAATCTGATTATATTAAAATCGAGTGTTCATGCTTGGAGTCAAAATTGTTTTTGGATGATAAGTACGATAAATTTCATGCGTGGATAGACTTGATTAATCTTGCAGAAAACGCAAGTAAGTCATTACGCTTGAATGGTATTGACATTGACTTAGAACAAGGCGAATTAGCAACATCAGTACGTGTATTGGCTAAGCGTTGGGGATGGGGCAAAACCAAAGTATGCTCTTTCCTCAACGACTTAGAACAAAGTGGCAAAATTTCTGTGAGAACCACAAAGGCTGCTTCTATCATTCGTATTGCAGATTATCAACCACATTTTCTTACCGAGACACCTCAAAGGACACCTCAAAGGACACGTAAGTATACTGATAATCAAGATGTTAACAATAGTACCGAGACACCTTGCGAGACACCTCAAAGGACACCACAGTCTTACGAGACACCTCAAAGGACACGTAAGTATACTGATAATCAAGATGTTAACAATAGTACCGAGACACCTTGCGAGACACCTCAAAAACAGAACAAAGAAACAGAAAAAGAAACAAAGAAAGAAAACCTTTCCCCCGTACCCCCTATAAAAGAAATAAATAAAGAAAAAGAAAAAGAAATGGGGTTACGCACGCGCGAGGGCGAGTCTTTGGTTCTTACTTGTGAATCACTAACAGAAAAGAAGAAACCAACAAAGAAGAAGTCGGAAGAAGAATATACTTTGACGTGGAGGGCAAGACTCATCTTTGCAGATTTCTATAAAAGCAAATTTGGAGATTCGTATTATTTTTCTAAGCAAGACATGAAGATGCTTTCAGAATTGCTTAAGAAAATTAAATACTCCCGAACAGAAAGAACAAAACCTTTGAGTGTTGATGATGACAGTCTACTATCGGCATTCAAGGAATTGCTAAGTATGATACAGACGAAGTGGGTTCTAGAGAATTTCTCTATCAGTAACATCACATCGAAATATAACGAAATAGTTCAAGATATAAAAAATAGCAGAAATGGAAAATCAAATTGCACGACAGAACAAGAAAGAAACAGACTTGATAGTGAGCGTCAGAGAGCAGCTATCATGGCTAACGTCAAGAAACTTGACGAACAACGAGAACAATGGATCAAAGCAGGTAAGCCAGAAGGCTCAAAGTCTGAGAGACAATTATCAGGCTACGACCCTTTTGACTTCCTTTAATACAGATTTGCAGGATGTCATCTGTGGTGCTTGCCGTTCCGTTGACCAATGCGAGCAGATTAAGTCACCTTCACTTTGCATTTTGAATGAGGCTTATCCATCGGCTTATGCTGTTGACGGTACAATCAACGAAGGGGCAGCAATCTCGTTTATGAACGCACACTTGCTTGTGGTATCAGACTTCGTGGGAGCCAAAAACAAAATCACACCTAACCAGCTTAGAGCTGTAGGCGAACAGATACTTACCATGTTTCCTACCCTTACGATGGTTGAGTTTATCCTCTTCTGTGCTCGCCTTAGAGCAGGGCAATATGGTATCTTCTATGGTTCTGTAGACCCTCAGAAGATTTTAGTAGCCTTCAAGGATTTCTTGAAAGATAGAGACCATGACTATTGCGTCAAGGAGGAAGGAGACCGAAAGGCCCGCGAAGAACAGGAGAATTATGAAATGAGGGAAAAGGCAATGAGCAGGGAAGACCTTCAAAAGGCTTTGGATGAAGGTAGATTACCAAACATCAAAAAGCTCTTTGAAACGAAGAGATGTGGTCTCGTAGGAAAAATATCAAATGTGATTAAAAATATTACCAAATAATTTGCGTATTTGATAACTTTTTCTTATCTTTGCAGTGCAAATAATAATAAATCACTTAAATTCAGTAAGTTATGAATGAAACAACAAACATTCCGGCTATCCTTAGAGGAAAGCCACAAGGAACAAAATTGCATGATTTGGTCAGAGGTACAGATGTCTTTCTTAACAATGTTGTTGATGGCTGTGATAAAGTATGCTGTACTTTTGTGAAAAACGGATCGCAGAAGCTTCATTATTCATCCAAGGGAACTCTTGTTAGTTTTGAAGATGGAATGGTTATTTTGGTGCCTTCTGAAATGATGCAAGACTGGAATAAGTTCGCCTGGAAGAAAGGCGATGTGCTAGTTTGTACCGATGGTAAATGCAAGGTTATCTTCGAGAGATTTGATGATGATACTTATACTTCATTTGTTGGTAAGTACTATGTTGAATGCTATGGCAAAAATGACGAACTACTAGATTATGAGGAAATACATTTTTGTAGTACGGATATATACAAAAAAGAATCCGAAGAAGCAGCTCAGACCTACATCAACACAATCGAGGAATGTTTTGGTGGAAAATTGAACTTGGAAACTCTGGAGATTGAAAAGCAGACTGAGTTCAAGGATGGAGATATTGTAGTAACGGATGCTGTTCCTTCTTTGTGTTATTCTAAATGTATTTTAATATTAAAAGGAGATTTAAATACAAATGAAAATAGTGCAAACTCTTATGTTTTTTTCAATATAAACAATAATCATATCAGTTACGATGTACTTGATACGATAGAAAAAGACCGCAATATTCATCTTGCCACTGACTCCGAGAAGCAACAACTCTTTGACGCTATTGAAAAGGATGGAAAGGCTTGGGATGCTGAGAAGAAGCAAGTTGTAAGACTACAAGTGTCAGGTAAACTATACTATTTCGAGATGGAGAACGAACTTGCATACATTGCCAAATTGAAGGAAGCAAAAGGAGGTAAGTATACTTTTGAGAGTAACGTATCATGGTGTCCTCGTAATAGTACAAATGGCTACGACTACGAAGAAGGCTCGTTTACCGTTTCAGATAAAGATTGCTATGGATTTCGCGAGGCTAATGCTGACGAATGCAAGATTTTTGAAAAGTTTCTAGTCGAACATGCAATGAAATCATTCAAGTTCAAAGCTTTGGACTATGTCCTTGCAAAGAACATAACTTGCTACGAAAGTAATGCTTGGAATCTCTTCCAGTATGCTTATCGGAATAAGGACGGAGTTCATATAATGGTTGGTGGTGCTGCATTTCTTCAGTGCATCCCTTATGTTGGAAATGAAGACCTTTTAGGTACAACCAAATTATACAGCACCAAAAAATAAAAAGACTAATTTAAAAGTTTGTTTTATGACAAAGGTAGAAAGAGATTATTTGTTAAAAACAATAATAGGTATCAAGGGGGCGATGGTGTCTGAAACCATACCTCCTTCATTGAAAGATACTCTAAAGGAAACTTTAGATGAACTTTATGAGAAAAAGAGTTGTTGCTTGGTAGATGTAACTTTTCATCTTATCAATGGCGACGAAGTTTGCCTAGACAATGGTGTTTCGGAAAGCGTTATACGTTGCGAGTACCATGGTGACAAAATCGGCATACCGCAGGATTTCAAAACAGAAGAGTATGTTCCTGTAGTAGAGGTTTTTCGTAGATTTACACGTAAGCATATTACGATACCACTTTCAAGTATTGTTCGCGTCGATATGAAGAAATCCAACGAAACAAACTGGAAGCAGGTTTGGAAAAATCTAAATTGTATCGAAAAGAAAGAGCGAGAAGAATATTATCAGGAATATGGCAGAGCTATCCTTCTGTACAATCGGCTGAACCCATGAAAAGGGTACCATCATCAAGAAGAGGAAGAAGAAATAATATGGGAATAAAGCGTAAACAAACATCGCTCCTTATCAAGGAACAGATAACAGAGCAGCTTCTTCAGCAGTATTTGCGCGGCTGGAAGTCGAACCCTAAGTTTATCGTAGAAAATCTTTATGTGTTCGACTGGGAGAGTGATATGCTCATCAAGACCCGAAGCGGATATTGGTATGAGGTGGAATGCAAAATCTCTTTCGCTGATTTCAAGAACGATTTCAAGCATAAGCGGCAGAAGCATGAATTGCTGAAGACGGGAGGTGATAAGCATCGCCGCCCGAACTACTTTTACTATTGCGTACCATGGTACCTTAGTGCGAAAGTACTTCCCCTCCTTCCCGATTATGCCGGGCTGATAGTACTCACGGAGGATGGCAAGTTGAAAGAAGTGAAGCGGGTGCTCACTCTGCATCAGCATAAATATACCAATGAGGAGCTGAAGCTATGCGATAAGTTCTATTATGCCTACCGCAACTGGAAGGAGGCTCTTGAGAAGCAGCAGCCTACCGAAGCTATCAAGCGCCTGAAAGATGAGATTGCTTTCCTCAAGGCAGAATACAAGGCAGTAGCCGGGTGTGATATTAGGGACGTATTTTAAAAAAGTAAAAAGGTAAAAGTAAGTAATATGGCAAAGAAAGAAAATAAATGTTGCGGTAACTGTTTCTGGTTCGACAACGAAGATGCTTACGGCCAAGGCTGGTGCATCGACAATCAGGAAGAAACGTCATGTGATTTGGTTTGTGATAATCATTTAAACAGATAAGCGTATGAGAGTAGAATATGAAGATCCACGAGCTTACGCGCATGTAATGGTGCAGGGCGTGGTGTTGGATAAACATGTCTCTGATTCGTTCTACAATTATATAGTCTTACGTGATGACGGTTTCATCGATGAAGTGGCAGCCGTAGAATGCAAGGTTATAGAGCAGGTTGTAAGCGAGGAGGTGAGACAGTTGACGCAGGTTGATATACCTATCATCAATAAGATAGGCCGTAATCTGCATCTCTCGGTCAAACAGGCTAGCCTATATGCCTCTTTGCCTAACACATTCAGCCGTTCTGAAGTTCTTTCCATTGCAGGCAAGTTGCATATAGCGAAACGGACTGCAGAAAAATATATCCATGAGTTTGTCGACAAATTAGGAATTGTTCAGCGTGTCGATAACGGTCAATATATGAAGAGTTCTAAAGCGTTTAGTAAGACCGAGGTGTTCATTAAAAATAAATAGCCGTATGGATGATAAAGTATATAAGTTCTGTGGCAACTGCTATTGGTATAATCCTGACAAAGAACATCATGCAGAAGGCTGGTGCGCAGAACGTAAATGCAAAACATCATGTTTTGAAGTTTGTAAGAAACATAAATTTTAGAGTGTATGGAAACAGGATTAAAGAAATTAACAGGGGCAGTAAAACGTGACTGCCGGAAGGGGCAAGGGTGTTTTAGCCCAAATGGTTGCGACCATGAGTTTATTCGGCATGTGCCTGAAACTAACCCAATCAGTTTAAGTATGGGCATTAAGACTAAATGCATAAAAATGTCGAAATGCACCCATAAGTACTGCGATAAGTACAAGTGGATTCTTGATAGAGCCGAAGAGTATGCAGAGGTTTTGGGCATATCTCGTGATGAAGTATTGAATGGTTGGGAGAAACATAGAGACTATTGGTATATGAATTACTATCAGGACTCCAAGCAGCCATCCTTGAAAGGCGAACAGAATATAATGAAAGTAGATGATTGGATGGAAGAGTTGAAATCTCGCTTTGGCGATGATTTTGATAATTTCAAGTTTGTCTGTCCGTCCTGCGGCCATATTCAATCAGTAGCCGATTTCATTGCTATTGGAGTAGATGGCAACAAAGCATATTGTGAGTGCATTAGCCGATACAAGGATATGGACGGAAAGAGCAACAAGAAGGCATGCAAATACACTATCGCTGGCCTCTTTCTCTTAGACCATGATACTGTTATCGATCGTGATTACATGCCTGTTAATGTATTTAAAATGGCAGAAAAATAACATACTCAAATAAAAGATAAAGATGACAAAGAAAATTATTAGCTATTTATGGCAAGTTATTTACGTAAAGCCTAAAGGTTAGCTTTGTAGTATTCAATCAGACAAGCTACTACATTTCGTAGTAAGCTTCATACTTATGGAAATGATGCTATGATTGAGTAAAGAAAAGGCAAAAGTATTGATACAAAGTGCCAGGAATCGTTTTCGAGAAGCTTTAGGGAATGCCCTACTCACTCATAATGAAAAGTGGATGGAGAAGAATAAAGCATTCGATGAACTAGACCTTGCATTGAAAGAATTAAATGATTAGAATACTTGAATTTGTATGAAAAGAAAAATCATTTTTAGAGGTAAGAATACCCAAAACGGAAAGTGGTATCATGGAGACCTCAGGCAGCTTTCCTTCGGAGAGACGCATATTGTCTATGGTGAATGCATCAGTGCGCCCGTAGATTCAGAGTCCGTAGGGCAATATACCGGGCTGAAAGACAAGAACGGAAAAGAAATCTTTGAAGGAGATATTCTTGCCCATGACGGAAAAGTTATCGGACATGTAGTTGGTGGAGTTCGAGGTTACTGCTATGACGTAATCTACAAGAACCCTAGATATGACCCTAGCTGGTCGTTGTATGGAACGGTCGTTAACGACTACAAAGGAAATGTAGAAGTAGTAGGTAACGTGATTGATAATAATGATTTATTGATTAGTTGACAAAAAATAATAAGAGAAATGAATATAATAACGTTTAAAAAGAATAGCGGCCAGCATCATTATGTTGAGCAAACAGTGGTCATGAATCTCAAAAAGCTACTTGACCCGAAGGTAAAAGAATTCGCGCGAAAGAACTGCCAAGACTTATTCTTTACGATAGTGATGGTATGCAGATACATAGCCGAACAGGAGTTTATGAAGGTCTACGATTGGTATGATGAGCAGAACCAAATCAAGTTTCTCAATAAGAAGTATCTGGAAGCTATCAAAAAGGATTTTCAGAAGTACAACGACTATCTTATGGAGAACATGGAGAGAAGAGCAAGGTGTCTAGTGTACGACTCATGCAACAAGGCTTATGGAGGTATGGAAAAAGAGCTCCTCGACTTAACTCTTACATTTAAGTTTTACTTTGAGCGAAAAGGCATGAAAAATTGCGAAATCTTAGCACAGATAGAAACAGCTAGGGCAATGATCAACTTCTATAATGAAGTTTTCAATGCGCATATTCAGCTTTACAAAGATGAATATCACATAGATTTCAGTAAGGAATACAAGGACGCGACCCTTGATGTTGCTGCATGCAACATGTATGCTTTTTCAGACAGCAAGATTCATTATAAGAAAAATGACCTCCACCCTACCCATAACTACGCATCAGAGCAAGCGTATATTGCGATAAACGAAAAGCTGTCTGATGAAAAATTCAGAGACTATTATTGTTTGGAAGCATTAAAACTCGGACATTTCGATGAAGAGGTGAAAGAGTGTGAGTTAGAGCAAATGGGTGTAGACCGGTTGGAAGGCAAGTTCAATGTAACCCAAAAATAATGCTTTTTTGATAAAAATAATCACTCAAAAATTTGCATATATGATTAAATATTAGTATCTTTGTAGTGTAAATAATAAACATAGTATTCACTTTAAAATTCAAAGATTATGGCAAAAGATTTTGATTATAAGAAAGAATTAGTTAAAATTATCGGGAAGGATCAGGAATTTATTCTCGGCCCTGTAAAGGTTAACAATGATACTATTACAAGAGTTTCAACATGGAACAACAAGCTGTCTATCTATAATGGCTCATTTATGCTAGGAGAAGACAAGCAGACAAGTGAAGTGTTATCATCTATCTTCTTTGTTGTAAAAGCTCTTCGTGAAGATGCAACAAAGAAGATACTTGATATCAACAAGGAATTACAGCGATTGGCTGGATATGATGTGAAATACTATAAGCCGGAAAATTGGCGCAAGTCATTTGATACTTATTCCATCAACCGACTTATGGAAACTTTAGGAGATTATCAGAATCAGCTAAACAGAAAGAAAAATGGCTAATAAAATACACAGAAACAGAAAGAGATACCAAAAGAAAAGAACGATAAAGTTCATACCACTCTCAAAGGAGTATTTTGCTCCAACGAAGTCTGATGAATACGCAATCGGTTATGATGTGTATGCACCAGAAGACATCAAGGTATCTGCTCATTCTAGGACGATGGTACCATTAGGATTTGGCATACAACTTCCATTTGGTATCGAATGCAAGATAGAATCGCGTAGTGGGTTCTCTGCCAAAGGCTTTGAAGGATACGGAGCATGGAAAGAAAAGAGAAAACTTTTCGGTATAATTCCATATTGGAAGAAACGCTACGGAAAGCACCGCTTTAATGCTGATGTTATCTCAGGAAAGATTGACCCGGCATACCAGGATAAACTTAACGTGGTAATAAAGAATGATGATGGTGAGTTTACTATCAAGAAAGGTACCCGTATTGCCCAACTTACATTCTATAACACATACACATGTGATATGGAAGAGGCAGAGAAGTTTGATGATGACTACCCTAACAGAGGTGGCGGCATTGGGCATAGCGGAACTAGGTAAGACTACTTTGTCATGTTAATAGGGGACTAACTTACTACAATTCAATTTGTAGTAAGTTAGTCCCCATTTCTATTTATCTTGTCAAAGATTAAAGTAACTTTGTAGCAAAAAAGAAAATATGTTAATTTCGAACATCGTAGAAATCTTCACCATCATAAATACAGGAGTCATTCCCGTATTGAGTGGCGCACTGTTTTTCAGTATCCGCAAACGTAAAGCTGCAGCCGAGGCATCACAGGAAGAAGGCAAAGCTATTGCTACTTCTGCCGATGGCTGGCGGAAACTTTGCGAGAAACGTGATGAAGATGTACGGAATAAAGAAGAAGAAATCAAAGCTAAGGATGCCAAGATTGATTCTCTTTATGACAAACTTAACGTTTTACGAGATTCCATCAGCGACCTCGAAAGCAAGAACCATGACTTACAGATGCTTAATGCAGAGTTGGAATGGAATAAATGCGAAGTAAATGGCTGCTCCAAAAGAAAGCCTCCAAGAGAGCGAGAAGAGCTTATCAGAAGGGTTGAAAGGGAAAATAACCAATACGTAGACCGAACCGATGGAGAAAATGAAGAGATATGAAAAAGATAGCGGATTATTTCACAAAACTCATAAAGGTAAACAGCGGACATTCAAGTAAGGCGTTCTTCTTGGTATCAGTTACGCTTATAGGATGCCTGATGTTGCTGTCAGTTGTATTTATCCTTATTTGGGAAGTTATCACTTATGGGACGATCAAGACTGACCTTATGGGTATCAGCGCATACGTAGGAAGTATCTCTACCCTATTCGTTTCAGCTGGTCTAACAAAGACCATTGGAGAGCGAAGTGAACATAAGCAAGAATTTAAAACAGAAGAATAATGGCAGAATCAAGACAATTATCAAAGTTCGTTCTTAGCTTTGAGTCTAGCAAGTACACCAACCATAGGTCTGATAGAGGTGGACCGACAAAATACGGCATTACGCTTGCAACATGGAAAAAGGTTGGTTACGACAAGAATGGCGATAGAGCTATTACTGCAGAGGACATCAAGCTATTGACCGAAAAGGACTACAACAGAGTCTTCAAACTCAATTATTGGGATGCTTGTTGGGGTGACCACATAAAGAACCAGAGTGTAGCAAATCTATTAGTAGACTTTGCTTACAACAGCGGTGTAAGCCGAGCTGTGAGATACATTCAAGGTTGCGTAGGCACAAAGCAAGATGGAATCATGGGACCTGCTACGGTTTCAGCTATCAACAATTACGGAAAAGGGCAGTGGGTACTTTTCGATGCGTTAAAAGTAAAGCGCATAGCTTACTTTCATCAAATAGTGAAAAATGACCCATCGCAAGAGGTTAACCTCAACGGTTGGCTCAGACGTGTTAAGAACATTCAGTATGGCAAACTTATTGCCAACAACGGAAAAGAAATCGCTTAAAACATAGAATCATGATAGAAGAAAAGAAACTTTTTACATCCGAATCAGTATCAGAAGGACATCCTGATAAGGTTGCAGACCAGATTTCCGATGCAATCCTTGATGCTTATCTTGCAAAGGATGCTGATGCTCATGTAGCTTGCGAAACTTTGGTTACGACAAATCAGGTGGTTATCGCCGGAGAGGTAAAATCTTCTGTGCACGTTGATGTTTCTAAGGTTGTACGAGAGACAATAAAGAATATTGGTTATACGGAGTATGGCAATAACTTTGATTGTGAGAGCTGCAGCATTATTAATCTGTTGCATGAGCAGAGTGGAGACATCAGCCGTGGTGTTATCCGTCAGTCAAAGGAAGAGCAAGGTGCCGGAGACCAAGGCATGATGTTCGGTTATGCAACCAACGAGACAGACACCTTCATGCCTCTCTCACACTACATCGCTACAAAGATTGTCAAGGAACTCGCATTTATCAGAAAGAATGGTCGTGGCATGAAGTATTTACGTCCAGACTCAAAGAGCCAGGTAACAATCGAATACCGAGACGATAAGCCATTTGCCATTGACACTATTGTGGTTTCCACCCAACATGAGGACTTCATCAAGCCGTCGGAAAATATGACACAAGAGGAAGCTGATGCAGAAATGCAGACACAGATAGCATACGATGTGGAAAACTATGTACTGCAAGAAGTCAAGGAACAGATTAAAGACGACACTATCGTCAGTATGTTTGATAAGGGTTTCAAGTTGTTTGTAAATCCGACAGGAAAGTTTGTTATTGGTGGTCCTAATGGTGATACTGGTCTTACAGGTCGTAAGATTATCGTAGATACCTATGGAGGTAAGGGTGCTCATGGTGGTGGCGCCTTCTCAGGTAAGGATAGTAGTAAGGTAGACAGATCAGCTGCTTATATGGCTCGTTATATCGCGAAGAATATGGTCGCTGCAGGTGTTTCCGATAAGATGCTTATTCAGATTTCCTATGCTATCGGTATGGCTGAGCCGGTTAGCATCTGCGTTGACACTTATGGTACTTCACATGTAGAAATGACAGACGAAGGTATTGCTGAATGGATTTCGAAACTTTTTGATATGCGTCCTAGAGCCATCGTTGAGAAGTTGAAACTCAATCAGCCTATCTATGAAGAGACAGCTGCTTATGGGCACATGGGCAGAACTCCTTGCAAGAAAAACAAGGAAATCGAAGGCAAGAATATCGAAGTTGAACTTTTCACATGGGAAAAGCTTGATTCTGTAGATTACATTAAAAAAGCATTTGGCTTATGAAGATAGGAGTATTAGTAGCTATGTCTAAGGAAATGGAGTTATTGAAAGGCTTCATTTCCGAAGGACAATCCGAACATGGCAGAGTTTTCGACTATTTGGTCGGTAAGGTCGGCAAGAATGAAGTAGTCATACAGCAGTGCGGAATCGGCAAGGTAAACTCAGCATTGGGAGCGGCAGAAATGATTACCATTTATGAGCCTGACTTTATATTGTCTACCGGAGTAGCTGGCTCACTTGATGACGATTTGCATTCAGGTGAGACTATCATGGGTGTATGGTATCATTATCATGATGTGTTCTGCGGAAAAGAACTTGTCAAAGGGCAAGTACAAGGAATGCCTAGTACATTCACCCCCTTAGAGGTTGGCATCAACACCGAGGGTGATTTATGTGTCCGTATCGGGAAAATCCTAGGACACAACGTAAGAATAGCCGGTGTCCTCAGTGGTGACCAATTCATTGTTGACCCGAAAGTAAAGGCAAAGCTTAAAGCAACATATCCATTGGCTTCTGTTGTAGACATGGAGAGTTGTAGCATCGCGCAGACTTGCTATCGCTACAAGGTTCCGTTTGTGGCTATCCGAATCATAAGTGATAATTGCGCAGAAGAGCAGTATGAGGATTTTTGGAAAGATGTAGCAAAATGGTCGTTTAACAGCACAAAGAAAATATTGGAAGAATTGGTATGAGTAAAATTGCAAGTTTTAAAGTGGACCACACGAAGTTAGACCGAGGAATCTATGTTTCTCGTAAAGATGTTACTTCCAAAGGTGAAATCATCACAACTATTGATATTCGTATCAAGAAGCCGAACTACGACATGATGACTCCTGAATGTTCGCACACCATTGAACATATTGGAGCGACAATACTACGCAACGACAGCAAATGGAAAGAAAAGGTAGTTTATTTCGGCCCCATGGGATGCCTCACCGGTTTTTACCTCATTCTCAATGGCGACTACGATAGCCTGCAAGTGATAGACCTTGTAAGGGATATGTTCATAGTCATTGCTGACTATGAAGGTGTGATACCAGGAAGTTCACCAAAGGAGTGTGGTAATTTTTCATTCCACAATCTCAAAGAAGCAAAGTCTACGGCCAACGAGTTTGTTGATTTTCTTTCAGACATCAAAGCAGAGAATTTAAGTTATCCATATTAAAATATATCATCATGGAAAAAGTCATAAACAAGTTATTCAATGCCCTACGCAAAGAGCGAAGTAGCCAGGAGACCGGAGCGTCACGTTTCGGTACGCATAACCTTATGAACTTTCTTGGATGTTACCATGGTGTGTTATCCGTGTTTGTGATTTCGTGTCTGGCATGGTTTGCAATCATCATGTTGGTATCTTGTGGCAGCAGCAAGAATATATCGTCAGAAAAGGTCAAGGAGAAAGAAATGGTTAATGAGAAGCAGAATACTTCCGGACAGACTAGTTCTACATCAGCAGCCGAAAGAACAAAGTCAGAATCTGATTCCGTAAGCACGGCCACAGAGTGCAAGGAAGTGTCTTCTGAGAATAGTGAGACGATCACTATTACAGAGACTACCTTCTATGATACTAACGACAACACAGACGATACTAAGCCAAAGGTAAAAAAGCGAATCAGACAGACAAAGATTGAGAGACGTGGCACCTCAAAGGAAGTAGCACAAAAAGGAATAACGAATAAAACATCAGTCGAGGTCTCCAAAGAGAAAAAGAATGAGGAAACACAATCCCAAAACTCTTCTTCTGCGACCTTAGACAAGAGAAAGGAAACAGAATGTTCAACCGACAAGAAGCAATCCGTGTCTGAATCCAAGCAGACACTTTACATCGCTCTCACCTCTTTTGGGATTGTTCTTGTCATACTGGCGAGCGTTTTAGCTCGTTGGGTATTCAGTAAGTATCGACGGCAAAGCCAGAGATAAAATGTTCCATAGTTTTAAGGTTTTATTATATACCCTCGCCTAACGATATGGCGAGGGCTTTTTGTTTATAAAAAACTTTCATTTCTGATAAAAATAATTGCTCAAAAACTTGCGTATTTGATAAAATTGTTGTATCTTTGTAGTGTAAATAATAAACATAGTATTCACTTTAAAAATAAAGATTATGGAAATGTTTTATATAGTAAAAAAGGATGCGGTAAGCTTGTTAAAAGTTTAGCCGACAAAGAAAAAGCCCAGATACTTGCTGCAAAATGCAACAAGGTAAACAATACAGATGCTTTCGTTGTATGCAAATACGAGAAAGGCATGATGATGGAAATCTAAAACAAGAGAATAAAAAAGCAAATAATAAATCATTTTAAAATTCAAAAATTATGAAGAATCAGAATATTTTAAACGCAATCGTAAACGATGTTCAGTCTACAATGATTAAACTTGGTGTAAACTGCCAGTTTACCCTCGGAGTAGCTAAAGACTACAGAAACGAGGAATACATCAAGATCACAGGTAGCAACTTCTTTATGCAGCCTATGATATTCAAGAATATCCATATAGAAGGTATTATCAAGCCAGTTGTCAACGAGAAAGAAGATTCTGTTGATTACATCGTAAGTTTGGAGTACCGTTATACTACATGGGATAACGGAGGAAACGGCACCGATATTGGTAGAATTATCTATCGCGTTGAAAACAAATGGGCAGAGAAAGACAATGCCCGTTTCATGGAAAAGATTAAGGGTCTTGAAATCTAGGAGGAACCGGTATGAAGACAGAAGAAAAAGATATGATGAACCCCTTGAATTGGGATTTTGAGGTAATAAAGGAAGTAGCTGAAAGCGCATTGCTGTTAGGTGCCGGATTACTGACAGTTTATTTGATAATATGGCTTGCTTATTAACCATAGAGTAGTTTTTAAAGTGTTATTTGAGGGTGTGTCACAAGTTCGTGATGCACTCTTACCAAACAAATAACTACAATTTTTAGAAAACAAAGATTATGGATAAGAAGAATAATACATATCACGAGCTGACAGGTCCTAATTGGAAAAATAGCTGTCATAACTGCATAGATGGTGATACTTGTATGTTTGCCAAGAAAGGTTGGATTTGCAACCAATGGGAACTGAGGGGACAAGATGAATCGGATTACGAAGAGTAACTTGATTATGGGAGCAAAAACTATCACGATGCAAGGCAACATGGTTGCAACCATCGAAGAAACGAACAAGGAAGAGTTTATCAAGCGTGGCGAATACAAAGAGACCGAGCTGGATAAACATAAGCGTGAGGTAGACTTTTTGATTACAAGCATTGCAAACCGCTACGAAGTGACATTCAACCACAATGTAGAACTAAAGGAAAGCCGTAGTATCACGAAGAGTGAGTTCTCAGGAAACATCTACTATGTTACAGAGAATGTGCTGGAGAAACTAAAAAAAACAATACACGTATGAGTGTGATTTATAAATTCAAAGTTTAATAATATGGAAAAATTTGTAGACAATAACGGATATGGAACTATCCATACCTTTGAGATTGTATCTGAATTTCCTCATGGCTATACTATTTGGAATATAGGGCGAAGAAACTTTCCACATGAGGGTTACATACCACTTTGCGTGACAGACGAGAATTGCCATGTAGATCTATGTACATTGAAAGCATTGAAGGTCGCTAATGAAGATTTAGCTTTAGCTCTTCTAAAGGAAGCCGGCAGACATAGCATTACTAGAAAGGAGTACTTTAGAATGGCAACAAAAGCCAGAATAAAACAACTAATTCAGTCATATTTCAAATAAAAGCAATAGAATCATGGAAGAATTGTATTTTGACAAGCTCGGAAACTTCACCGAGAAAGATTGTAAGAACATCAAGAATATGATGGATGGAAGTACATTCTATAATTATAGTGTGGGATGGTCAAATTGGGCTAGCAATTGCAGTCTTGTCGTAAAGGCAGACTGCGGCGACGAAGACAAAGAAAGAGCTAAAAAAATGTTCCTTTATGCAGCCATCGGCAAAGGAGCCTCAGCATTCAGCCTGGCAGATTTCCTCGTCCGCTATGGAAATGCTCACATAAGGGAAGATGCAGAAGAAGACATTCCGCTTGTCTGCGAAAAGAAATGGGATTTCCTCTTTTTCTATTTTGACGATGCACGGATTGCCAAAACCCTATGTGATAACTATCATGAGTTTACTGATGAATACGGAAGGGTAACCCTTTCCGTTTCACAAAAAGAGGTTAATACGGTTCTCGGCTGCGAAGCAAAAAGACAAGGCTACCGGTTGATAGTTTTAAGCTAGAAAAACTTTCATTTCTGATAAAAAATAAAGGTCTAAAAATTTGCATATTTGATAAAAAATGCTTATCTTTGTAATGTAAATAATAAGATAAACATTCACTTTTAAATTCACAGATTATGAGACCATTAAGTTATTTGAAGAAAAGAAAGTTAGAGTTGCAGAAAGCAATGGAGTTGGTTAACCAAGACTTGCAAGGTGCTGAGCACGATTTGCGTGAGCATCCTTGCAAGGAAACATGGGAGGAAGTAGAAAAGTTTGAAAAGAAATATGCCTTGCTAGACTCAGAGGCTTCCGGCGTAGATGATGCAATATCAAATTACAATATGTATTGCTACTTTGAGGAGCAAGAAGAGCTAATGCTGGATTACATGCAAGTACAAGTTTATTAATTCATAAAGATATGGACAAGAAGATTATTAAGTCAATGTTTGACAACATCTGCGCAAAGGACGAGTTAAGACTGATAATGAACGGTATACACTTCGAAGAAAGCCGCTGTTATGCAAGTGATGGCCACGTTCTCATTATTTACAATGAGAGCGTACCACGCTTGAAAGACAAGACCATTCTCCTGGAAGGTATGGAAATCGACGGAAGATACCCGAATGTAGATTCCGTATTCCCATCCGAGAATGCCAAGCATACGGAAATGCAGATTGACGTAGAGCAGTTGAAGAACGCCTGTATATGGCACAGCAAGAAACCTTCGGCTATGGATGTAGACCGGGTTGTTATCTGCGGTGTCGGACTGAACGTGAACACATTGCTGCGTTTTCTAAAGACGGTTTCTCTCTTTGGAAAGGAACAAACCTTTGCCTTCTATGACAGATTAAAATCGGTACTGGTAGAAGGTGAGAATTTCAAGGGTATAATCATGCCAATGGAATATAACGAGAAGGATATAGATGCCGAGTCCGAGTTTAATGAGACGTGTACGGTATATTCCTACGAGAACTTCATCAACGATTATGTATTCAATTCGTGGAAAGACGAATCACCAAAGAAAGTTCTGAGCTGGTTAGATTAAAGAAAAGCTTTAGTAGATATTGATATACAACTATAAATCAGAGATAAAAAATATTCATATTGCACAAAAATAATCGCTTAGAAATTTGCGTATATGATAAAAAATGCCTATCTTTGTAGTGCAAATAATAAATAAACATTCACTTTAAATTCAAAAGATTATGCAAGTAAAGACTATTTCATTGGCAGACATTTGCCCAAGTTCATTGAATCCACGTAAGACTTTCGATCAGGAAAGTCTTAAAGAATTAGCAGAGAATATCAAAGAGAACGGCCTGATTCAGCCTATCACTATCCGCAAGGCACCAAAAGAGAGTGGGAAGAAATACGAAATCGTATGCGGAGAGCGCAGATACCGCGCATCATTGCTGGCTGGTTTAGAAGAGATTCAAGCTATTGTCCGTACAGATCTTGACGACAAGCAAGCGTTTGCGGCCATGATTATCGAGAACTTACAGCGAAAAGACGTAGACCCTATTGAGGAAGCAGCCGCATTCTCAAAACTTACAAAGGACAAGACCATGAAGGTTAAAGAAATTGCCAAAATGCTTGGTAAGTCTTCCTCATACGTTATCAGCCGAATCAATCTCTCCAACATCACGCAAGGTTATATTGACCTGATGCGAAACGGAACGCTTTACCTTGTCCACCTTCTTGACATCTGCAAGCTCACAAAGGAGCAGCAAGAAACCCTTTTTACAGAGAAGTTTGCACCAGAGTGCATTGAACGTTGGACTAGAAAGATTCTTCCTATGGACGTACTTCACGAATGGATTGATGAGTGCGTGATGAAGTATCTCGATACGGCACGTTTCTCGTTGCTTGACGAAAGCTTCTCATGCGGAAAGAACTGCGAAGGTTGCCCACTCAACACGAAGAACAAGCCAGAAGAATACAATGAAAGCCGTGACAGATGTATGAATCCATCATGTTTCAACAAGAAGACACAAGAGTTCATCTTCCGTGAGGCAATGCAGAGTGGTCTTCCATGTATCTACAAGGGTCAGGACTGTGAAGAGTTCATCAAAGCAGCACACAATGCCGGCATCGAACTGAAGGACTACACCAAACGAAACTACGTTTACCCTCCTTTGGAGCCAGACAAGACTAAGTTCACAGATGATGAGAACTACAGAGTCCGCAAGGAGAGCTACGACAAGTTCAAGGCGATATTCGACAGCAATCTTGCAGACGGAACGACAGAAAAGGTTTATGAAGTATGTTTCTGCGGTAAGATGTCGGGAGAAACCAAATACGCATACATGGTTCCGGAAGAAGCAACAGATGAGGAAGCGAAAGCTGCTATTAATACAAAAGAAAAGATTAATGAGAGCAAGCAGATGATTCAACGCTATAAGGAACAGGCTAAGCAGGAAATAATCGAAGGCTACCGTCAGACATTGGCTAAGAGTGAGTATTCAAAGCTTAACACGCCATTATCCGGTGACGAGAACAAGATTTTCCATGCCGTTCTCATGAAGTTCATTTCGCAAGCGTTCAAAAAGGAGATTGGCTTGGAATGGGAGAATACCGAAACCTCATTCCGAAAGAATACTGACACTATAGAAAAGAACCGCAATTCCATCAAACGTGAATTCATTAAGGCTATTCTCTCAGAGAGAACCGTATGTTACTCACATGATCTTGCTGGCATGCTCGGTTCACTCATGGAGAATCAATTCCCAGATGACTTGGGAGAAATCACCAAGAAAGCCATGGACACTTGTGACAAGAAGACTTCCGAAATGGAAAAATACATTAACACCCTCAAGGCTAAGAAATAACCTTGAAGGAAAAGGTGAGTTATTTTAGCACATGGAGGTGGGTTGAATCTCACCTCCTTTAATGCAAAAAACTTTCATATTTGATTAAAAAAGTTACTCAAAAATTTGCATATTTGATAAATTTGTTGTATCTTTGTAGTGTAAATAATAAACATAGTATTCACTTTAAAAATTCAAGGATTATGAAGAATTTAGTTTATGCTCGTTTCGAGAGAATGACAGTTAATGAGGTTTCAGAGCTTATGAGAATAGCATCTGGCAAGATGGCAATCAATGTAGTTTCAGTTGCACCTACATTGTTCCGAGTTTCAGCATATGGTATATTTGACGGAGACGCAGAGGACTGGGGCTTCGAGAGTGCAGACTGCGGAATGTTCCAGGGAGAAGAGGAGTTCGAGGCAACCAAGAAGTTGTATGAGACCACCATCGCTTAAATAGCAAGTAAACATTCGTTGAACCAATTAAGGATAAAGATTATGAAGACAAAAGTAAACTCGCTTAGCGAAAAGCAGAGAAAGACGTAGGAAATGATTCGAGTAGAATTGAATTATGAAGACACGGATGAGGACTTTAATGAATTTAAGGAAGAGGCTGAAAGCCTGCTTGCAGACGATGAGGAAGACTTTGATGTGACATACAATAGTATGAATGGAATCAATGCTTCTGATGTGATATACCTCATTTACGCATAGTAATCATCAGTTATTCATAAAGCTATGGAAGAATCATTATCAGAGTACATGCTTCGCAGATTCCGTTCTGCCTACCCATCAGTTCCTATTACACTTTCAAAAGTCAAGGCTTATCTTGACACGGTTGATGATTGGAGAGAGTTGGACGATAGCCATTTGGCATTATTATACAATTTTAATCTTAAAAAATAGAAAGGGAACAATTATGAGAAATTCAAATTTCAATCTTATCAAGTCTTTGGGTCATGTTGGTGACAGCGAAGAAGAACACAAACTTTTAATGATGGAGGGTTATAAGAAATGAAGAATATTTATCATATACACCAGTCTTCCAATTCCTATTGGGAAAGCCATTGGACAGATACAGATTACTATCTTTGTGACACGGAAGAGGAATATCAACAGAAGTTGGCTGAATACAAAAAGAAACGAGAAGATATAATTTCTCGTTATGAAGCTAACAAATCCGATTCTACAGCAGAATACTGTTATTACAATTTTTGCTTTCATGAAGAAGGCAAGATACACGCTAATGAATTTTATTACGCACACGAATGGTGCGGAAAAGAGTTCGATGCCTACGGATTTGGTTGGCATGAGAACTTAGAGAGAAGTACTCATTATAAATATTTTCTGAAGCCAGATTCTGTACATAACGAGAACGTCAGTTCCGCTGTAGGACGTTTTACCGGCTACGGAAGCTAACAAGTATAGAGATGAGGCATGGATTTTTTAACAAAGCATCACAAATACAAATAGCACAATAAAATAAATATGGATTCACTGCTTTACACTACGGATGGAGGGCGAAGAAAAGTAACCCCATCCAATGGCACAGACTTTTCCTTAGAAGAACTTCAAGGATTTGTTGGTGGCTACATTGAGATTATCAGACTCGGAGACAACAGACTTGTAATAGTCAATGAAGAAGGAAAAATATTGGGTCTTCCAAAGAACACCTTTGTTACAAAGATTATCCAGTCTGCAGGTAGACAAGACATCATTGTCGGAAACGTTTTAATATGCGATCTTGATAAAGTAAAATAAAGCTATAAGCTAGAAAGGATTTAATTATGAAAAGGTATGTAGTAGAAATCGTAGAGAAAATTACCTACAAGATGGAATGTTCTGCCGTTTCACCGGAATGCGCTGAAAGATTCGTAAGAGACGTGTACGATAGTGGCGTTTTGGAAGGTACAGGCGAGTTGGAAAGTGTTTCATTTGATGTAGAAGAGAAGAAGGGCGAGTAAGATGAAGAAACAGAAAGAAATTATAGAGCCCATACCCATATAAAAAACAGAAGAGCTTATCCTCACGGACGAGCTCGTTCTTATGCAAATAATAAATTTCACTTTAAATTCAAAATTATGAACTGCCTTTCGGCGGGACACAAAATTAAATCAAAATCAAATTTAATACTGCAAAGTTAATCAAAAATACCGAGAAAAACAAGTTTTTTATCATAAAAAGAAAAATAACTTATCAAAAATTTGCACAAAATTGTATTTTTTGATTATCTTTGCAACTAAATTACAAGTTTTACCTTAATAAGGGAAACATGGTATTGATGCAAATAATAGATTGACACTAGACAAGATTATGAAGATAAATGAAATCATAGAAGAAAGAATGCACTATCGAGGTGTTAACCAAACGATGGTATGTAGGGAATGTGGACTGATAGTCCAGAATTTTAACGCTTTTCTGAAAGGTAGTCGTGGTCTGGCTATAGAAAGCCTAATCAAAGTAATGAAGCATTTGAACTTGGCTTTCAGTAAAGGAGGTTCTGTATTCTCCCCAAACCTCATAGAAGACAAAGTCAAGATAAGCCTAAAGGGAAGTGAGGTTAAAATGGTAACTATCGCCAAAAGTATAAACGTAAGCGGTAGTACCCTATCTACTATAGTAAACGGAAAAAGGAAGATGTCGTCAAAGGTGCTGTATGCTCTGATTGACTATTTCGGAATTGAAGTCGTAACAATTAAATAAAGACATCATGACACAACAAAGTAACGATATTGGGACAAAGAAACGTGACAACATCAATGTTTCGTCAGAGAATTGGGAATTTGATGAAGACGTAGCCGAAGTATTCACAGACATGCTGGAGCGCTCTATACCGGACTATCACACGATGCGTAAGCTTGTGGATCAGGTTGCAGAGCACTTCATTAAGCCAAACACACGATTCGTTGATTTGGGTTGTGCCAATGGCCTATCAGCAGAGGGCATCATAGCAAACCATTATAAGGATGTTATCTCTTATTTGAGCGATGTAAGCGAACCTATGCTAGCAAAATGCAGAGAACGTTACAAGAAACAGATAGAGGAAGGGTATGTGCATGTTACAAGACTTGACCTAACAAAATATCCCATAGGATATGGTTGCTTCTGTAATGGCTGTTCGGTTATTCTATCATGCCTCACCTTGCAGTTTATACCGGTAGAATACCGCCAAGGAATCATAGAGAGCGTTTATAGCAGTCTTAACAAAGGCGGTGCTTTCATTTTGGTAGAAAAAGTTTTGGGTAACTCGTCAGAGATTGGAAACATCTTCACTTCTATTTACTACAACATGAAGCGAGAGAACCAATATACGGAAGAGCAGATAGCAAGCAAGCGTAAATCCTTGGAAGGTGTACTCTGCCCTCTCACCGAAGAAATGAACATCAGTATGTTAAAGATGGCAGGCTTTCGGAAGATAGATACTTTTTGGAAGCACCTGAATTTTTGTGGAATCATAGCAATTAAAGATTAACAATATGGCAACAAAGAAGAAAATAAAAGTAACACAACTGAAAGTGAACCCTGAGAATCCACGAACAATCAGTGAGTTCATGATGGGCAAACTAACAGAGAGTCTTCTTGTATTTCCTAAGATGTTAGAGCTCCGCCCTATCATCGTTAACAAGGACAAGGTAGCTCTCGGTGGCAATCAGCGTCTCCAAGTTCTCTTGAACATTCTCAACATGGAAGATGTAGAGATTGAGGAATACTTGGAAAATCAGTCAAAATATCGCCTAGCTCCCGAAGAGAAACAGAACGAGCTGAAATCCTTTTGGAATAGCTGGAAGAACAATCCTATTGTGCCGGCAAAGATAGCCGATGACATGACACCAGATGAGGAAAAGGAGTTTCTTGCTAAAGACAATCTCCATTATGGAGAGGATGATGTCGAAGTGCTCAAAAAGGAGTATGACCGTAATGATATAGAGGAATATGTAGGCTCTGTACCTTGGAATCTGTATGATTATGACGATAACAAGATTAATGATGCGGAAGTAGACACTACGGTTGTTCGCTCAAAATCATTTAAGTGCGGATATATAGAAGTAACTATTACCGATGAAGAGTACAAAATGCTCGATGATGCACTTACAGATTATTGTGAGCAGAATTTAGGAAGTGGTGACGGATTTCTCTCATACTTGTTAGGAATTGAATATAAAGCTGATAATGAAGAAAAAACTGAGGAGGAAGAATAATGAAGATAAATATAACTGAACTGATTGCTAATCCTAATAATCCAAGAAAGATTAGTAAAGATAAGAAAGCGCGTCTAAAGCAGAGTATTCTTCTGTTCCCAAAGATGCTTTACTATCGTGACATTACCATTAATAAGGAGAATATGGTACTTGGAGGTAACCAACGTACAGATATTCTTAAGGAGATTTTAAAAAGTTCTCCTATGGATTGGATTTTGACAATGTCGGAAAACGAAAAGTGGAAGCTGCTTTCTCCATCGCAGCAAGAGCAAGCTGTTGACTACTGGAAGGAATGGGTGAAAGACCCGGTTGTCGAGGTGTCCGTAGCAGAAAACTTAACAGAGAAAGAGGAAAAGGAGTACATATTTAAAGACAACGAAGAGTATGGAGAATATGATTTCGATCGTCTCACAAAAATGTATGACCAAATCAATCTTGTAAACTTTGGCTTTGACGAAGGATTATTTTATGATGCCTCTGAAGACGATACAGTTGTAAAAAAGAACAAGCTGTCAAAGAGTGCAAAGAAAATTAATGTATTGATGTTCGGAAAGAATTCTGTAGCAGTTACCAAAAATGAATATGCAGAACTTGTAGAACAATATGAGAATTATGTAGATGAGATTGGAGTAGACTTCGGTTTCATAAAGTTTTTGTTTAACAAACTTAATCAGGAATAATTATGGAGATTATCAAGATTTCAGACATCAAGCCTGCAGCTTACAATCCACGAAAGTTAAGCCAAGAGGCTTTCGTAAACCTGCAAGGCAGTCTTAACGACCTTGGCTTTATTCTACCGATTATCGTGAATCGTGACAACAAGACAATTGTTGCCGGACACCAGCGCACAAAAGCTGCAACAGCTATTGGTATTCATGAAGTACCAGCCTATTTCGTATCAGGAGTACAGCTCGTAGACGAGATTCTTTTCAATCAAGTTCATAACGGAATCGAAAGTGAACCAAAAGAAAAAGGTTCGTATAAAGGTAACCTGGAAGTCGGAAAATTCTACGATGATATTTCCAATAAAGATTTTGACATACCAAACAGCGGAGCATCATACGTTAAGGACATGTGTATGCTTATCACCCGTTATGGTGATGCACTTAGTGCTATTATTTGTGACGGTCAAGTTGTTTTTGGAAATAATTATGTAAGAGCAGCCCAAATCCTCGATATTCCAGTGCATGGCTATATCTTGGATAAAAAGTACTTGGAAAAGTACAATTTTTATTTCTCGAAGGATTATGGCGTTTACAGCTATGACCATCTTGACCGTGAAGATTTTGTTCAAGGATTAGCTCAACCTCCAAGAGCAGCCGGTATGGAGTGGTCAACCCTATATCGCGTGGCAACTAAATGGATTTTAAAGGATCAAAAAGATGTTTCTGTATTTGATTTTGGTTGCGGTAAAGCTATGTGTGTCGACAAGCTCAAGAAGAAATATGGCTATAAGAATGCGATAGGCTTAGAGTTTTTCAATCATAACCGCAAGGGTATCAGCGTGGAGAAGGGGCAAGAGATGATTACAAAACTTATCAATTTTGTCAAGAAGAACGGAAAATTTGATTATTGCATAGCAGAAAGTGTTATCAATTCCGTAAATTGCGTTGAAGCAGAGCGTTCGGTTATTGCTATTCTCATGTTGTTCTGCAAGCCTGGAGGTAAGATTTTCTTCTGCGGCCGAAGCAAGGAGACAATCCTTAGTTTAATGACACAGAAGAGAAATACAACAGATGAAATGTTCTCGGCTCGTTTTCTTGACGAAAATGGTTTAACAGCGATAATGGTGGAAGGTCAGTGGTTTTATCAGAAATTCCATTCCAAAGAGGATGTGCAGAAGCTAATCGATGATTTTGGATTTAAGGTATTCTATTCTGACAGAGATTCCTACTGGCGATTAGGTGTTGAGAAGACTAGAGAGCTCACGGACGAGGAGTATATGGCTGCAATAGATTACGAGTTCAATATGAAGCTCCCCAATAATCAGCGTTACCATCGCCACAACGACATCCGTGAGTTGTTCGGATTCCCGACAATTGAGGACAAAGAAAAATAGCGAAAAACTTTCATCTTTGATGAAAAAACTTTGCTAAATATTTGCATATTTGATAATTATTTTGTATCTTTGTAGTGTAAATAATAAATATAACAACACTTTAAAAAGATTCAAGATTATGACATATGAAATTCAAAAATACGAGCAAGCTATCCTGCGAGAAATCAAGAACAAAGAGATTTTGGATGAGCTAGAGAAGAAATCTGATATGGAGTATCAGGACTATCTAAACGAATGCACAAAGAAAATTAATAAGTTCTTGGAGCAGAAAGGCTCTGATGCAAGATATGACGTAGCGTATGGTGAAGGTTACGATTACTTTGCCACTCGCAATCTTGAGAAAGGTAGCAAGATGCAAGAAGAATTCTTTGATTTTGTTGACAACAAGTTGTCTCGCTTTGTAGGTAAAGTGAAGATTCCTCATGAGTTGTATCATAGCAGTCTAACAGATTTTGACTTACCGCTTGATCTGAACAGAGAAGATTTCTCGTCAGACAAGTATTACAAGATTTACAAATTTCATGTTCATTGTATACTGAGTGACCGAGATTAATAACATTAAAAGAGTTACGGATATGGTAGTTATCAAATATTTTAGACCAAAAAGGAACTATAGGTACCTTTGGTTAAAACTCGTTAGAGATATAGATTTAAGCCAGCATTGCACAAAATGTCTGATTGGCAAGTTCGACAGAAGAATATGGGGTGGTACACCACTTAACCCAAACAGAGAATTAAAACTTGAAGAATCTAGACTTTATTATCTGTGTGGCGTTTGTGAAGATTGGATATGGTCTCATAATCTTCATGTTGCTTTTGCCCCAGCTTTTGGGCACGAAATCAATATTGATAACGAGTATTGTACTCTAAGAATAGAAAACGCTCGCAGAATCGATATTACTGATGAGTATATTGATTGGAATTTGCCACAAGCAAAGAAGCGGGAGTTTAATACGTGTAGGAACTGGTGGTTTGCCAACATGATAAATGCCGGTGCCATCAATGGCATAAAACCACCGGTTCACTATAAACAATTAAATATGTTTGATATATGAAATTATTAAAACCATCTATAGATGAATTTCGTGAAGTAATGGAGGAAGCACACGGCAACATGTCGGATGCGGCCAAAATACTTCACGTTACAAGACAAACCATATATAATTGGTGTAATGGGGAACCAGAATTCAAAGAAATCGTACAGGAACACCGCAAACGTTTGTTTGATGAATGTCTTGGTCAAGCAAGAATACTCGCTTTAGGTCTTCCAAAAGTCGAGAACGGAAAACTTGTTGGTTGGATAGAGAAACCAGACGGTCAGATGCTCCGTTACTTCTTGCAAACTCTAGGAAAGGACGAAGGCTTCGGTACCTCTGTAGACATCACGTCAGGTGGTGAAGCTCTACCTCAGGTTATCAACTTGATTTGTGACACGAAAGCTTCTGGACCGTCTGCGCCACAAAGTAAAGATGGAGAATAAGATATACGTAACGGAAAACAGATCAGATTACGAGCTGCGTTTCGGTAATAGTACCTTACTCGTTCGCTTTGTGAAAAAGATACCGAGTGCAGAGTTCGACATGAAATCAGGCTGCTGGCATATTCAAAAGACAGACAAGCTTCTTATGGATGCTTTCTGTTATTATGCCAAAAGCCGTTTCATTGTTTCAGACGTTATTCATCTTAGCGACCCATCAGAGGCAGAGGGTATTGCAGATAGAATGCCTACGTTGCGATACCCTCACCATCTTCTACTAGAGCCTTACGACTATCAGAAGAAAGGTATTCAGTATATGGTAACCCACAAACGAACATTCAACTGCGATGACATGGGACTCGGTAAAACGTTTCAGACCATAGCAGCCGTTGATATTGCTAACTCCTACCCTTGCCTTGTTGTATGCCCGGCAAGTATGAAAATAACTTGGCAGAGGGAGTTCAAACGTTTCACCGGAAAGAATTCTGCGATACTTGATGATAAGAACAAGGACAGATGGCATTACTATATTCATACCGGTACCTGCAAGGTTTTCATCACCAATTACGAGAGTGTAAAGAAATTCTTTATTATTGGCTGTAAGACAAAAAGGGTAACCGTAAAGAACCTAGAGGTTGATAGTCGTATGAGATTATTCAAAAGCGTAGTCATAGACGAATGTCACAGATGTAAGGAAGCCTCAACGCTTTGGAGTAAGTACCTTGAAGCGATGTGTAAAGGAAAGGAATACGTATACATGCTGACAGGAACCCCAATAGTGACCGGAAACAAAGACCTTGTCCAGCAGCTCAAGATCATGGGAAGAGTAAATGACTTTGGAGGGGCTGCAGCGTTCAAGGACAGATATTGTCAGCCTGATGTTGGTTACGAAAGGCTTTCAGAGCTGAACTACAGACTTTGGGAAACGTGCTATTTCAGAAGAGATAAATCTCTTGTCTTGAAGGAGCTACCTGAGAAGATTCGGCAATATAACGTCTTGGAAATCACAAATCGCTCTGAATACGAAAAGGCAGAACTTGACCTTATTGACTATCTGCAGAAATACAAAGAAGCCGATGATGAAGCTATTCAAAAGGCTTTGCGCGGATATGTCATAGTTCAAATCAATGTTCTCCGACAGATAACAGCAGAGGGAAAGTTACAAGAAGCATTGAAGTCTATCCATGATATAGTGGATGCAGGAAACAAGCTTATAGTCTTTGTTGCTCATAAATCGCTTGTCAAAAGTATTAAAAAAGAGTTCAGAGGTGCTGTAAAGGTAACGGGCGATGATAGTCCTGAACAGAAGCAGAAAGCCATTGACGCTTTTCAAAACGACAAAGATTGCAACCTTATAGTGGTGAACATCAAAAGCGGAGGTGTAGGAATAACGCTTACTGCAGCTTCCAACATACTTTTCCTAGAGTTCCCTTGGACTGCTGCCGACTGCGACCAATGTGAATGCAGAGCGCACAGAAACGGACAGAAGAACGTTGTTACTTGTACTTATCTCTTAGGAAAAAACACTTTTGATGAAAAGATGTATTCTATTATCCAAAAAGAAAGAGAACAAGCCGGCATCGTTACAGGAGCAAAAGACTCGGCAGAGGAAAGAATCTTTGATTTAGTTAATAACATTTATAAAGATAAGATAAAATGATTACAATAAACGAAAGAATACAACTAAGAATGAAAGAACTTGGCATCCGGTCTAGAGACCTTTGCCAAAAGCTTGAAATTAACGAGCACAACTTCTCGCCATTCATAAATGGTAAGAGACCAATCCCATATATTGAGGTTGAGAGAATCTGCAACTATTTAGGTTTAACACTTATAGAACAAAAGTAGAAAAATATGTTTAGAGAAAAAATAAGAAAGACTATCTACGAAAGAGAGCTCAAAGTAGATAAAGTTGCAAAAGACATAGGGGTTAATACTGCGAATCTTTATGCATACATAAAGGGGACTCGCAATATAAATCTCAAGCAATTAGATAAATTGGTGCATTACCTGGGGCTTTACCTCCTTCCAAAAGAAGGATTTGTTTTTGACCCAGATAATATTCCAAAATTCAATCGCTAGGTAGATTTTATCATTTACATTTTTACACTCATAAAGAAAGGTAAATAAATGCCGAAATCAATAGATGTTAGATTATTTCCGAAGCAAGCGCAGGCTTATGAATTTCTTTCCTCCGAGAACGACACCGTCACAGAACTTTTATATGGCGGTGGAGCCCGTGGAGGAAAATCTGCTTTTGGTTGTATCTGGCAGATATTGAGAAGAATCACGTTACCAGGAAGTGTTGGCTTAGTGTGCCGAGAAGTACTTACACAGCTTAAAGATACTACTCTTGTTACCATGTGGGAAATGTTAGACATGATGAAATTACGTTCATGTGTTCGTTTCAATGAAGTCAAGAGTATAATGTATTTCCCTAATGGAAGTAAAATTCTGTTTCGTGATTTGATATATGCCCCAAGAGACCCGGAGTATGACCGTCTCGGTTCGCTTGCAATTACAGACCTCTTCGTTGACGAAGCTCAGCAGATTTCAGAAAAAGCTATTTCGGTATTGAAAGGTCGTTTTTCTTTACTCAATGGCGTTCGGGCTGATGGTACAAGATGGCACACCATACCAAAGGCCCTTTACACTTGTAATCCAAAAAGAAATTGGATATACAATGACTTTGTAAAACCAGCGAAAGAGGGAACACTGCCACCATATAGAAAATTCATTAAAGCCTTGCCTATAGATAATCCTTATGTAGACCAAGACTTTATTGACAACTTGCTGAAAGCGGACAAGGTGACCGTACAGCGACTTTACTTCGGAAACTTCGAGTATGATGATGATCCATCTGTTCTCTGTGATTATGATGCCATAAACGACTTGTTTACAAACGACCACATCAAGCCGGTTGGTGCCCATAGCGGTTCTGCCGACATCGCCGGAAAGGGACATGATAGGTTCGTTGCCGGTTCTTGGGTTGGTAATGTATGCTATATCAAGATAGACACAGACTATTCACCTGGAAAGGAAGTAGAGACACAGCTAAAGGATATGATGATAAATGATAGTATTCCTAGGTCTCTGATGGTCGTAGATGCTGATGGTGTCGGCTCATTCTTGGAAAGCTATCTTAATGGAATCAAGGAGTTTCACGGAAACGGAAGACCTATTGATCCAAGATATGCCAATCTGAAAGCCGAATGTGCTTATAAGCTGGCAGAACTTATCAATAAAAGAGCTATCAAGATAGTCTGTACGCAAGAGCAGCGTGAGAGAATCATGGATGAGCTTGGTGCCTTGAAAATGGCAGATATTGATAATGACCTTAAGAAATACGACATCATCAAGAAAGAGGTGATGAAGATTATTCTCGGTCATTCCCCTGACTACCTTGATATGCTCATCATGTCTATGTTCTTCCGAAGAGTGAAACCTTCTGCAGGTGCTTCAATGAAGATACAGACCAGAAAAAACGACTAGAATCGCGATTGTAGTAAAGATATGCAAATAATGATGTGTCACATTTCAAAATTATGTAACTTTGAAACATGAAAAAGGAAGAAGACAAAGACCCATGCACTTACGGAAAGTTCCTTGAACTCTTTCCGTTATGCACAAAGGAAAAGCAAGAAGAATTGTTGGAAAGGTTACGAAAGCTGCCTTGTCCGCAATCTATATGTGGCAAGCATGTGCCGGACAGCTTAAACATGCTTACCTATGGGCAGTTGGATGATATGCAGACAGCAGCCTCATCACAACAGCCGATAGAGGAAACATGCAAGGTGCTCTTAGAAGTTGATTCAAAATTGCTTTTAAATGAAGATGTCAATGATGTGTTCGGTTTTTCTAACTTTGTAACAAAGGAGATAAACCGAATCAACAAAATTTTCTCTTCCATCAAGCCGTCCTATTCACAAGAGGAACGTGCTGCAGGTATCGAGTCTCTTAACTTCGGAGCGTTTGGTGTCTTGGATTGGTACGCACAGAGAATGCACATCGCAAATCAGAATGAAGTTAGGAACATATCATGGTTGCGTATCTTTCAATGTATGAAGAACGATAACGAGAAAAATGAGTTCGAGCGTAGGCTGTATCAGATTTACTCAAAAAAGAAATAGCGTATGAAACTAAAAGGAACTAAGAAATATGGAACGGTGGAAGCCAAGATAAGAAGGGTTGTGGAGACCATGGGCGAAGACGTGGAATACCTCTTTATGAATTGGGCACAGGCTAACGTAGCTATTGATGCTATTACCAAGCCATCTGTGGTTTACGTCCTTCCACCATCAGGAAAGTTGGATTTTGGCTATGCAAGAGTGAAGGATTATCCGGAGACCCAGATTGCCTTCCTCTCCCCTACTGACTTTGATTTTGACGGAACGGAGAACGACAATATCATCGAGCAGATGAAGAGACTTGCCATAAAGTTTGTCAAGGCACTCAATGCCAGCGAGTACTTTGAAGTGATTGAAGGTAGGCATCCTTACCAGGTAGTCTACGACTTTCTTGATCAGAATGTAACCGGTGTAGTCCTCAATCTGCCACTAGAAGAGGTTGAAGGTGTCATTATCTGCGATGATGAAAGCCGTACAGATGATGAAGATGAAGAAACCTAGTTTGTAAAGTTTAATTCTTTGTTTTTCTAGGGATTTTGGCTATATAAGTAAAAATAATTCAGTATGAACAGCTTAACAAATGAAGTCGATAGATTGCTGACCTTACACCTTGGGAATATCAAGGTTGGAATAGCACAGCGAATGGCAGCATTGGGCAGAATGTCAAGCGGCCGTTCCGTAGCTTCTTTACAGATTGAGGTGAAGGACTCCAAAGGAAATCTCTCTGGTGACAAACAATGGGAAACCATGCAACGAGGAAGACGCCCCGGCAATGTACCATCCAACTTTAGGGAAATCATAAAGAATTGGGTGAGACAAAAAGGTATAAGCATTCAACCAAGAGGGGGACAGAGCCATAAGCAGGCTATCGAGAGTTTCAGCTATCTCGTCACTCGTAACATCATGCAGAATGGTACGAAACTTTATAGGGACAAAGGATATAACGATATCTACGACACGTTGCTAGAGGAAGAGATAAAGAAGCTAACAAACGAGACGGAATCAGTCTTAGAGTTGGAAATAGACAAACTAAATGATAGATTTACAGATGATAACAAAAACAATAAATAACAGTGACATAGGCATAACTAATGGGACAATACAATTTCCTAATGCTTATTGCTTTGTATTCAATCCTAACTACATCTTCTTAGAGTTAGGAACAGAAATGTCGTCTGTATCAGTAGAGATAACAGATGGCCTTTCTACGTATTCGGTATCATGTTCCCTTTTCAAAGGAAGCGGTAGATGTTACATAAGTAGACTCCTGGAGCTTCTATTTGTTGACGAGTATTTGGAGAAACGCTCTGCTTCTGTTACTATAAATATAAAATCCGGTAACGAAGGAGTTCTGGTATCATCATCAACGACTATTGCTATATGGGGAAGCATGAAGGTTGGGGACACTTTTGGAGGCGGCATCATGCTCGGTAGCCTTTACAGTGCAGAAGATCATGCTAGATTTATGCGTGAAGTAATTTGGTTCCAGAATTTTCCATTTAAGGTATCTATGTTTTCTCCCTCTGCAAGTAAGTCACTTACTCTTAAAGAAGATAGAGGGATTGAAAAAACAATCCAAGAAACGACAAAAGCAGGTATCTTCGAAGTAACCCTTACCGGTTCAACAACAAAAAAGGAGCTTCTCTATAAGATAGAATTGGAAGCAGAAACCGTCAAATCATCATTCACGAATGTTTTTGACAAGACATTCACCGGTGCTCAATACAGATATCTCGATGAATTGTTGAAAGTCATTGTTTCCAATGATAAAGAGGGGTATTATCTTCGTTGGATAGACCAATATGGGTTCTTGGAGTATTGGCTTTTTAAGAAGAGCTCACTCACAAACAAGAATAAACCCGGTAATACAACTATAGAAGACGATAAGCCAATTGATGGTATTTACTATCCGAATCATGAGCGTACGACGCATATAGACAACACTGTGACTATAAAATGTGGAGCAACCAACCTAACAAAAGGTCAATATAAAACAGTAGAATCCATTGTGGCATCCCCACACATTGACTTGTTCAAAGGTTATTCAATGGATGGTAGAGAAATATGGATTCCTGTTAATGTTGTTTCAGGTTCGTACAAAAAGAACGAACAAAAGGTGTTACAGGATTTTGAACTGCAAATATTATTGCCTGATACGGCATCACAAAGTTTATAAGTTATGAAATACGATTCGTTTAAAAAAATAAAGATGAACAAACATGGCATTCGTCCATGTGTCATTATACGGACTGGAGAAGAGGGAAGTATCGTAGAAATAGACAAAAACCACGATAAACTTCTTGTTGTTGCCAAAAGACATGGCTATGCTGTGATGCAGGAACAATGGTTTAACTATACAGAAATAGAAATATGGTAGAAGAGCTTTATATCTATGATAAAAACGGAACACGCAGGAGAGTTGACCTTAATACTCCCAGCGGTATCACCTTGAAGTGGGTTAGCAATATGTTTAACTCACTAGATAAGGTAAACTGCTCATATTCCTATACGTTCAAGATTCCTATGACGCGGCATAACAGAGAGGTTTTTGACTTCGCAGAGGATATTCGCCACACCAGTGGATTGCTAGGCAAGAAGTTGAAGGCAGAGTTTATCCAGAATGGCATTCCATTATTCAGAAATGGAAACTTGTATATCGACAAATCAACTGCCGATAGTTATTCTTGTGTCTTTACTTGGGATGTAATAGAAGGTCTGCAAAAGCTGAAAGATGAAAGTTGTAGTCTTAATGAGTTACGTGATGCACTCATCAAAGCTGGCTATGAATCAGATGAGCTTGCAGAAGACGGAATCGTTAGGGGTATGACGTATTATTATTCCCCATCAACATTCTCCAATAACTTGAAAACGCTTTCCCCATATTATTCTGCAGGTGTTCCGTTTGCAGTCTTGGCAAATCAAGAGCGCAAATTCTTCGGAGAGTTCGATAAGTGTTACCCTCGCCCAGTGATGCCCGTCCGCTACCTTTTGCAAACAATCGAAAAGGCTTTCGGTTTAAAGATAGATCTAGGTAAAGCAAAAGCTGGCGAGAAGGACTTGAAGGTTCTTGATGATGAAGAAAAGGTCTATGAAAAAGAAAACATCATCAGCTATGGTTGTATTCCTTTTATAAGCTCAAATATGACTGATAAGCAGTTGGGAAAATTCACCATGAATTTGGAACCTAATTATATTGATGATATAAAGAGCTTTCTATGGAAGCATAAGATACTAGGTCAGGAAAACGTTTTTCTGTTCAAAAATGGCGATGTAAAGTTTGATGCTCCACAAGGAGATACAGCTTATATCTTTAATTTGTATGTAGATATATCTGCTGCAACAGTAATAGATAGTACAGCCATTGGGTACAAAAGAGGAACGAATCTTTATCAAGTTGGATTTGCTACCCCTTTTGAGGCGAAGGTTGAGTTGAAGTTTAGAGTTAAAAGCAAAGAACATAGATATGATACCTGGTCTGATAACGATGATGACAAGATACAGTTGGTTATCTTTAGTAGGGAAAAGAAAGATAGTAATAGCAGTTATGAATATGACGAGGTTACAAAGATAAAACCTACATTGATAGAGACAAAATACAAGAATGGCGGAGAATGGGATTATGATATCCTTACGTTCGATACATACGAGGAAGACGGATATAGCCCCCTTAGTATTGGCGAAGAGCAGGTTGTTAGCGAATTACCTAAAATCTATCTTTTCAAGATGAGCATGTCCGGCTGTGAAAGCCTAGATTTTGATGGAATAAAAGTTACCCCTAAGCTCAATGATGCCAAGTACATATCTCATTACATAGATACATTTACCAATCTTCCGGATATAGATTGCTTCGCTTTCGTAAAGTCTCTCTTCTATCTCGTAGGTGAATACCCTAGAGTCTATCAGGATGGGGTGATAAAAGGATTCAGCTACAAGGAGTTTTACGATAACATCAAAAATGGATATATCTATGATTGGTCTCGGTATATTATAAATCGTACTACGATAGAAGAAGTAAGCTACGACGTAGGAGATTTTAAGCAGAATAACTTCTATATGACCAAGTGGGATGATATAGACAGAACATCAGAAGAGTTGAAGGACGAGAACGATGTGTATGAAGACGGAATACTCAACGTGAAAATTGATAGAAATTGCTTAGACAAAGAGCAGACTGTATTTCAGCTTCCATTCTATCCACCTTACATACTTAACAGAAAGTGCCCTTCTGTACCTACTGGCAATTCGGTTAAGGCTTGGGATTTTGAGTTAAGTAGTCTTGATGAACCTGCTTCAAAAATCGGAGACCAGTATGTATTCCATACAGTCAACAAGCATCTGCGAATGTGTGAATCTCAGCCAGCATACGGAATACTCCACTGCAGACCTTTCTACGATTCGGATGGTAACGAAATGAAGGACAACAACGGAGATACGATAAGATTCTTGAAGATGGATATCCTTAACCCTTTTGTTGATACTGGCGATTCAAGTAGTTATACCTATCTGCAAAACATCGTAAAGAATCCGTATGTCATCACAGAAAGTTTGAGACTAGGAGAGTACGAACTGATGAACTTGGATTTTGCACGTCCAGTTTATCTTGATAAGTATAGCGGTTATTTTGCTATCAGTTCCATACAGAGAGATAGTAAAGGAATATGTAAATGTGAGTTAATAAAACTTCCAACAAAATAAATTATGGCAGATACAAGAGTAAAAATCGTAGATATACAAGTGAATATCACCTCTGCGGTGCAGGCGCTTGCTCAATATGGACAAGCTATTGATGAAGCGAAAGGAAAGCAGAAAAAGCTGAAGCAAGAGTTGAAAGATGGAAAAATCAGCCAGGAGCAATATCAAGTCGCAATGTCTTATAGCCGAGCAGAGGTTAAGGCGAATCAAAACGCAGCCAGAGACCTCACTAACCAAGTACAGAGACAAATCACCATGGTTAAGGCGCAAGAAGGCTCCATCAAGCAGTTAAAAGCTGAACTCGCCCAAGCTACTACACAATATCAGAATATGAGTCGTGCCGAGAGAGAATCTTCATCCGGTACTCAGTTAAAGGCTCATATCGCATCGTTGAAGACAGAGATAGCGTCAGCTTCAGCAGAGACCTCTGCCTTTTACAAGAATATGGGTAATCCTTCGCAAGCTGTCCAAGGTCTGAACAACTTAAAGGGTAAGGCTGCTGACCTTGTGAAGCAGATGGCAATGATGGCCACCGGTGGAGGAATTGTTGCTTTAGGCAAAAACCTCATTGAGACAACAAGAAACTTTGAAGATGGTATGGCAAGAGTCCAAGCCGTGACTAACGCTACACAAGCAGAGTTTCAGATGATGGAGCAAGAAGCACTCAAATGGGGCTCAACGACCCGCTATACAGCAACAGAAACAGCAAGCTCTTTAGAGAATCTTACTAGAAACGGACTGAGTGCAACTCAAGCTACGGCTGCACTTGGACCAACCTTGCAGTTGGCGCAGGCCAATACCATAGGTCTTGCAGAAGCAGCAGACATCACCACAAACGTAATGAACGGTTTCGGATTGGAGGTTAAGGATATGGGAAGAGTTAACGATGTTCTCTCTTCTACAGCAGCGCATTCGGCTACTAACATCAGCCTGCTTGCAGAAGCAGAGAAGAACGCTGCGCCATTCGGTCACTCTCTCGGCCAGTCTATCGAGGAAGTCAACGCTGCACTCGGTGTCCTTGCAGATGTCGGTATCAAAGGATCTGACGCGGGTACAGCTATCCGTATGGTATTGATGGGACTTGCTTCCCCTACTGCAAAGCAACAGAAGGCTTTCAAGCAGTTAGGTGTTGATATTTCGGAATCCACTTTACGCTCAGAAGGTTTGACAAAGACATTGGAGAAACTGCGTGATAGTGGTGTAATGAAAGCTGCTAATTCAGCAGAATTACTTGGAAATATCTTCGGAAGACGAGTTGCTCCACAAGCGATGGCATTACTCAACAACATTGACGGATTGAAAGCGAAGTTGGATATACTCAACAACTCACAAGGAACTGCGGCCAGAATGTTTGAGCAATCATATAGTAATATGTCAAACTCTATTTATGGTATTCAGTCAGCTTGGGAGCATTTGCTTATATCAATAGGTCAGGCAGCAGATAATCCACTTGTTGCCGTAACGGAAGCTATCCGCAAAGGTGTACTTTGGATTTCAAGTAATCTCGCTACTGTTGGAAAAGTCGTTATGGACGTCATTGCCGGAATATCTTTTGCCAAACTCGTATCATCTGCCCGTACTGCATATACAGAGATAACTACGTCTGCTTATAGTAGTGCTCAGAATGCATCTATGGCAGTAAGGACCAGTCAGGCAAAAGAGCAGACTTTGCGAAGGGAAACAGCAACACTTACTGCTCAATTGGAGAATAACAAGACTGCGGTCAACAAGATGTCTGCTGAGCAACAGAAATTGATTGAAACCCAGCTTGCAGCAAAGAAACAGCAGTTGGCAATACAAACTGCTAACACTCAGAAGCTACAAGCAACCGAGGTTACTAAGTGGAACCAGGTTCAAGCTATTACATCCGGTAATGCATGGACAAAGGGTATGGCTGTTGCAGGAATTGCGGCAAGGGGCTTTGTAATGACTTGCAAAACGGCATTCAAAGGTTTTATCGTCACTGCAATACTGAGTCTTGCTTTCGAGGCTCTGATGTCTTTGTATGATGCGTTTGCTCATGGTACCGGTTATCTCGCACCTTTTGCAAATTGGGTCAAAGGTACATTCACGAAAGTATGGACAGCTTTAGTGAATGTATTTCATTCGGTCATAAACGTATTCAAGCTATTCGCGGCTAGAATAGACATTACAGGTCGGGCTGCAAGAGCTTTTGCTGTAACCGTAGCCGTTGTGGGTGCTGCATTCAAGAGTATGATGGAGATAGGTAAGTTTGCCATCACGACCATTGTCAGCTACTTCAAGATGTTGGGAAATGTGGCAAAAGGAGCAGGTGCCATCCTTGCCGATGTGTTCACTCTCAACTGGGGAAACATCAAGAATGACTTCGCAAATCTCGCAAAGTCTGTGGCTAACTTCGGAAAAGGTGTTGCTAATAAGTTTGCCAACATGAGCAACATTATCAAGAACAACACAAAGGAAGCTGCAAATGCAATTAACTCTGCTGACAAGAAATACAACAAGGAACATAATGCAAGAGTTAGTGGAACTGTCTCGGAAATCAAGAGTCAAGGAAATTCAAATCAAGCAACGACCACCAAAACAAAGGTGCAGTCAAAGAAGAAACAAGCTCCACAAAAGCCAAAGCCGCAAAAGCCTGACAAGGAAAATGATAATACCCCTACTCCACCTGCATCTGTTGACGACAAAGCATTGAAGAAGCAAAAGTCGGCAGCAGATAAGGCTGCTAGAGAACGTGAACAACAAGCCAAGAAGGAGCAAGAGGTGCTGAAGGCTGCACATGATGCTATGCTCGCTACGATGGAAGACACCATTGAGAAGCGTAGAATACAGATAGAAACACAGTATAATGACGAGATAAACAAGTTGAAATCTCGTCTTGCGACAGAACGTAACCTTACAGCTACAGCTAGGGACGCCATCAACGAGACTATCAAGTACAAGGAAATCAAGAAGAATCAGGAACTTGAAAAGCTCTCTGATGAGAACATCAAGCAAGAGGTTGCCCGTCAGCAAAAATATATTGACGCTCGTCTTTCCGTTGTTCAGAAAGGTAGTGCAGAGGAACTAGCGTTGAAGAAACAGAAGATTGAAGAGGAAGCAAAACTCAGCCTCAACAATTTAAAGAATGATTCTAAGACGGGTACCATTGATGCAACAGAGAAGCGTGATAATGCCAGGAATGAAATGAACGCTGCAAAAGCAAAGTTGGATTCAGACAAGGCAAATGGCGCAGATGCAGACACTATTGCCAAAGATCAAGAAGCCTACAACGCCAATGTTGCAGCTTATCAAGCCATGCAAGAAGCGTTGACCAATATCACAGCCCAATATGAGCAAGAGCGTATTGATATTGAGGCAAAGGCAAGGCAACAGAAAGCCCAAGCCGAACTCGAATTTGCACAACAGCAGGAAGCGGACCGCCAGCAGGTCTTTGCAAACCGATTGGCAGAATTACAGATGGAAGGCGAGCAACTAACAGAATTGCAGCAGAACCTCAACACTCTAGGTCTTGATGTGCAAACCCAAAATGAGCGAGACCAGCTCGAGGTTCAGCAACAAGCAGCGCAAGAAAAGCTTGACTACTTGCAGCAATTCCAACAGCAAGAAGGTGAAAGCGAGGACGAATATACGCAAAGACTTGCAGATGTCGGCATGACACGACTTGATGTAGAAACTCAGAACACAGAAGCCAGAAAAAACCTTGCCGATGTAAGTGCTCAGATTAATCAAGGTGAGATAAAGAACGAAGAAGCCAAGCAGAAGGCTTTTCAGTCTGTCGGCACAAGCATGATTAACATGCTTGACACGTTGGGAGAGAGTAATTCCGCTTTTGCGAAGATGAGCAAGATAATAACCTTAGCCCAGATTGCGATTGACACCGGTAAGGCTCTCTCTGCCGGTATAGCCTCAGCCTCATCACTTCCTTATCCTGCCAACCTTGCCGCTATTGCTACCACGGTAGCGACGGTTTTGGCAAACGTAGCGACGGCCATCAGTACCGTTAAGTCTGCCAAGTTTGCGGAAGGTGGTAAGGTCATAGGACCTGGTACCGGCACGTCTGATTCCATAAACGCTCAGTTGAGTAATGGTGAGTATGTTATGACCGCGAAGGCGACAAGAATGTTTGAACCTATGCTTGCGGCCATGAATGCGATCGGCTCGGGGGTTCCTATAGCCAGCTCTAGAAACTTTAGTGTTGTTCAGAATACTCAGGATATGACAGACTCGTTTACAGAGGCTGCACAAGAAATTAAACCGGTAGTTTCTGTAGTTGAGATTACAGATGCACAGAAACGAGTGGAAACAATACAGAATATTGATAACGTATAATGAAAATGGTAGAAATTGGTGTCTTTCCTGATTTCTACCATTCTTTTTTAGGCTTAAATAAAAAAAAAGTTAGAAATCTAGTAAGAAACAGCGGTAATCCGAGATTTTTTCGTAACTTTGCACCGAAAGAGACCAAAATATGTTTTTTTCATGTGCAAATAATAATATTCACTTAAAAATCAGAATTATGACAAAATTCGAGCTTATCAAGACGAACCAAACCCTATTGACAACCTTGGTTGAGAATAAAATTTCACCAAAGGAAGTTCAAAACATCAAGATTTTCGAGGAATACCGAGAAATGAAGGCTAAAAAGCATAAAGTAGGATATATTATCGTTTTCCTTACAGAAAAATATGCTCTTTCCGAGAGTGCGATATATACCCTTATCAGAAGAATGGCAGAAAGAGTAAAATTATAGGATTTATGCGACATATTAATAAAATTTCGGAAAACAAACTCATTTTCGGTGATAACAAGGTTGTCTTAAACGAATTGCCAGCTTATTGCTGCCATTTGCTGATAGCTGACCCACCTTATAGGTTTACTAAAGGGGTTCATAAAGAGAAAAAAGCCAAAAGCAACATGTGTAAAACCGCTCTTTATGATTATTCAGACAATAGTGGAATGTGCCGTATCAAAAATGGGTTGCAGCGCGCTGACATCTATGCTTGGCTTGACCTTGTACCTCGTATCATGGTAAAGATGAATGCTTATATTTTCTGTTCAGAAGAACAGATAGCTGACTACTATCAGTGGGCACAGGATCATAAGTACAAGTTCTCGGTTCTTGTATGGGAAAAGCCAGTATGCATCATATCGAAGCAACGTTTTGCTCAAAACGTGGAGTTTATCGTTAGAATATACGAAAATGGAACTGCCCTCAATAAACTTGAAGACAGCTCCATGTATAGCCGTGTGATAAAGAGCTCGTATCTAAAGGCAAAGTGGCACCCGACACAAAAACCTATGGAGATATTCACCAGACTCATCAAACTCTCTAGTAAGGAAGGCGATGTGGTGATAGACCCATTCCTAGGTTCGGGAACAACAGCTATTGCAGCTAAGAGACTCGGTCGAAAATATATTGGTATCGAGAACAACGAAAAGTTCTTTAAGATTGCCGAGGAGCGTATATCCAAGGAAGCAGAAGAACAGACTTTGTTTTAAACTTCCACATAGATAGGAAGATGGTCGCTCATTTGGCTGGATTCCACCCAGGAATATAACTTGTAGTCTTTAACCTCAGAGTTCGTGAAAGCGTAGTCCAAGAAGAATGAGAAATCACCTTTTCCGCTATGGTCATATGTAAATCGGCTTTCCTTACCTAACTCTTCATGCAAGAAGGTATGGTGAGCCGATTTCAATCCGTTTTCCTCAAACCAAGTAAACACTTTCGGAGATTTTTCCTTGAAAGCTATTTGGGTTTGCCTGATTGCTCCATGCAATGTTATAAGATAGAATTTTCATTGTATATCGAAATGTAATAAACCGGTAAGTATTTTCTTATAGACTTCTCCATCATTTGGATAGAATGTATAAGTCTCGTTTTTACCATCTTGATTAACACACAAGTCTATACACGTTATGTATTCCGTGATGTCTTTTCCGAAGTTTTCCATTACTACATGAAAAGGAAAGCCACCACGAATTTGTGCGTCTATTGATTCTTTGTTAGTGGTAGACTCCACTAAACATTGACGGAAGATATAACGATTACCTGAATAGAAAGTATATTTTCCAGCATCCTTTTTCCAATCACCATCAATGGCATAGCGGTACTCGTTATTCAAATCTACCTCACTTAGTTCTTGTACTTCAAATACTTGGGTAGGTTCTTTAAAGTGTAACACAAAGTAAGGTTGCTGAGAAAACTTAGGCAGAGTAACCCCTATTCCATTCTGACCGGAACGGATAGTATATTTGCCTGCAACAAGAATAGTTCCATCCGATTGAACTGAACCTTGATTTTTATGAGAAGGAATCTCTTCTGCTGTTGATGATTCACTGCCAGAGAATGCAAATCCCAATCCAAATACAATGACAACGAAGATACCCAACGTTATCAAGCAACCATTAAACAATTTCTTAGGTGTCATAATTAATTTTGTTAATGTGAATAATGTTTCTGCAAATGTAACTAAAGTTTTTCACTTAAAGGAAAATATTTCCTATTTAATAAGGTGTACTTATCAAAAGAACGAATTAAACTTGTACTTTTGAAAATATTTTTGCGCTTTTGATAAAATAATTGCTTAAAAATTTGCGTATTTGATAAAAAAGTACTACCTTTGTAATGTGCAAATAATAATAACACTTTAAACTTTAAGGTTATGTTTCTTGAAAAATTTAACTTAGGAAATGAAACAACTGCAAAGCAGTTTGTTGAGGAAGCTAACAAAAATGTAACTTCCGTGTTGGATGAACGTTTTGGATTGCAATATGATGTTGCTTTCAAACAAAAAGGTTCAGATGTTCTTGTTGAGTATGAAACTTACCAGGTAGTTCTTTATGAATATATTAAGAATATTTGTAAGAAGCTCAACTTCAATTGGAATGGTAAAACAGATTTTGTCGCGTTCAATGAATTTCACAAACTCCCGGTCGCTTATAAATAAGCGGCCAGGTAATGCAAATAATAATCACTTTTAAAATTTCAAATTATGGCAGAAAAGATTGATATAGTGGAAATCCTAAAGGATAAGCCAGCAAATACGAAGCTATATTCTCCTTTGTTTGGTGAAGTAGATTTTTCACATGTAGGTGGCGATAATATAGCTGTGGAACATCATGGAGGTATATCATTATTCTTTAGTAGTGGCAGATTCTTTGATTTAGATGAATCAGAGCCGTTATTATTCCCTTCAAAGGAAATGCGTAATTGGTCTAAATTCGCTTGGAAGAAAGGCGATGTGCTTTATAGTGCAGGATTGAAAGAGTATTGTGTATTTAATAAGTTTATAAGCGATGGCTACTTGATGTTCATTAGCAAATACAACGTTGATGAAAACACAAAAAGAGTTGTGCCTAAGACGTATGACCCAGATAAAAACACAGTCAATTATGAAAAAGTATCTGACGAGAAAGCAACTGAGATTATTTCCTTGATAGAAGAGCACTATGGTGGTAAGCTAAACCTCAGTACATTGGAGATAGAGAAGCAGTCTGAGTTCAAGGATGGGGATATAGTAGCCCTTGTGGTACGAAAATGTACACATATTGCTATATTCCAATCGAGACAAGAGGCATATATAGGATTCCATGCAGTTCTTTGCCAGAATGATGAGCTTCTTCTAGAAGAACCATTCAGAGAAGATGTTGGAGATATTGAACTTCGCCTTGCTACGGACTCGGAAAAGCAGCAACTCTTTGATGCTCTCGAAAAGGAAGGCAAAGCTTGGGATGCTGAGAAGAAACAGATTGTGGATTTGAAGCCAAAGTGCGAGTTTAAGCCATTTGATAAGGTACTTTCAAGAAGATGTTCTGAAGATTATTGGGTATTAAACTTCTATTCACATAAGATAGATTATTATCATATATGTATTGATGGAAGTTCAAACTTGTATTGCATCCCTTACAACGAAGAGACAGCACATCTACTAGGAACGACTGATGAGTGGAAAGGAGGTGAGCAATGATTAAGCCAGTTACTATGTATTCTGTAATATGTGATAGATGCGGAAAGACCTTCATTGATGAGTTTAATGGCATTGTGGCTTGGTTGGACGAAGGAACAGCCAAAGAGCAAGCAATGGAATCCGAATGGGCAGAGATAGGCGATAAGCACTACTGCCCAGACTGCTATGAGTTTGACGATGAGTTAGATGAGTATGTTCCTAAAAAGAAAGGAGAAAGAAAATGAAACAGAAATTATTAAGCATTAAATATAGATTAGTTGCTTTGTGGTGGTTCTTAACAAGAAAGAACTACTATCTTCTGTCATTCGAAAACAGAGAGGGTGAATCTTTGGAAACCTATAATGTGGTAATTCCAGAGTTCATCGAATGGGTAAGAAAGAAGCATGGTGTGCCTACCAACCATGAGATAATCATGGAGTTGAAGAATATTGGTAACCTCTGTAAAAGTACAGATATTCTTGCTTATAATGAGATTAAGGCATTGATTGAGAAACTTGAAAAGTAAAGCGTATGAGCAGAAATTTAATGAGAATGGCATGGATGATGACAGCTATGTCAGCTTATGCGCAAGGTGATATTTTCGGGTATTCAAGACCTATGCGTGGCACACCAAGCGGCAACATTCCTTCTGACAAACAGAAGTGTCAACTAAAGGTGCAGCATGAGTTCGTTATCAAAGGTGTTAAGATTATGGCAGCATCAAAGAAGGATGCTATCAAAAAGTATAATCATCGTAAAAAGTAAAGCGTATAGATAAGTTATATATTCCAGGAGATTTGGTTTATATCCATGGAAGTCTTAGAATCATTAGCAATTGTGATGGCTACTATGCAACTTACTATGATGAAAACGAAAGCTTACAAGAAGTTAATGTTAATGTGATAGAAGGTATTCCTCTCACTACTGAGATTCTAGAGAAGAATGGGTGGAAGAGAGAAGTGATGAACAGAGGAGTAAAGAATAGCCATTGGGTATATACAAAGCCCGATATTGAAGAATATGGATATTTTCCTATCTACATAGAAAAAGGTATCGGTGATGAGTTTGATGTATATCCGTTTACTGACAACAATATATGCAAACAAATTGCATACATTAAGTATGTTCACGAACTCCAGCACCTTCTCTTCGGTCTAGGACTTAATTACGAAATGGAGGTGTAGGTATGGCTAAGTGTCCTTTTAATAAATATAAAGAGTGTCAAGAATCAGATTCGAGATATTGTT